CTATGCTCCTTTTTGTTTCTTTATAAATTCTGTTACTTTGTTTTCAGTTTCAAGTCTATTAACTCCTGTTAATGTAATATCTGCACTATGAGAAGTTCCCCCTCCAACGTGAATAATATAGTCGGCATTTACTAAATCATTTGGACTATTTAAGTCTACTGGATAGTATCCTAGTTGAGCTTGCATTCTATCTGCTTGAACTTTATCAACTGTATTGTCGTAAGTTACAAATACTCTGCCCTTCAACCTTTCTTCTTCTGGTATTGGTTGATTGTCTACTGTTTCTACTGCTTTTGTATGGTTGTATATACTTAGTAGCTTTGTTCCATAGTCTTTATCTGCAGCCCATGTTCCAGCAAGTCCAAATATTGTAGGAGATGTTCCTCTAGTTACATACTTAAATCTAGGGTCTACACATTCTTGTTTTAAAGACTCTGTACTTGCATATGCTTTTAAATGTTGTATTTGTGCTCTTACTCCTATTTGTGGATTAGAGAAAGTATTTCCTTTTGCACCGTTTCCTGTTGCTCCTATTCCAGCGTAATTGTTTTGTTTCCAGTCTACGTCTCCACCGAATTTAAAGTACCCTGTTTCGTGCATCGCTTGTACAAATGCTACCGCTCCATCTACTCCCTCAACTTCTCCTTCTTTAATGTATAGGTCTATTAGATTGTCTAAATTAGTATTTAACTTAGGAGCTGTATTTTTAGAATTGCAGTAGGTTAACATTTGGTATTTAGTAAGTGATGTTTTACCTATTATGTTAATGTCCGCTGTTGTAGGACTTGGTGTTGTTGTAACTGTTAAACCATAGTAACTAGCAAGTGATTTAGCTAGTTCACTAGCTAGTTTATTTTGGTTGGATTCCCATTTTTTAACATCTGACTTATTGTCGTGAAAAGCGTGTTCTATTAACATTCCATTAATAGCTGAATTGTTTCTAAGTACACCAAAATAATTCTTACCATTAGATAGTTTCCAATACTTTACTCCTCTGTCTTTAGTTCCTAACACTTTAACTATTGTGTTGTTAATAAGTGTTGCTAATTCTTTGTTAGAAAACTTTGAGTTTGTATCATCATAGGTTTCTGTTCCATTTGCAGTACCATTAAAAGCGTTAGTGTGTATTGATAGAAGTAAGTCATATCCTTTACCCATTTGACCACGCTTTGCAAGACTAGGGTCTTCTTTAAGAGTTGTCCTAGTCATTCCAACTACTATTCCGTACTTTTCTAGTTCTGATTTTAATTTTTTTGCAAAGGCTAAGTTACTTTCTCCCTCTGTTTTGTACAGTCCATCAATATAACCTCTATCGTCATTACCGTGTCCTGGGTCTAGTAGTACTTTTATTTTTCCATCTGTCCATACATTATATGGTGGTGTGTATGTCATTAATTTTTCACCTCTGACTCTACAAGCTTTGCTTTTTCTAGTAATTCTTTTAGCTTTTTACTTTCTTCTTCTGTTAAGGTTGTTTTCTTTTCTATATCTTTTTCTGTAATAATACCTTTGTTTGTCTTGTTTACAACGTTTAATACTATACTTAAATCTCCTTCGTCTATTGCTTTTTGATAAACTAATAAATTTTTTAATACAAACTTTGGTATTTTCCAGCCTGCCTCATATGCATTTTCACAAATTGATGTTGAATAAAATACAGCATATATAATGTAAATTGCATATAACCAAATCTCCAGTTTTGTAACTTTAAGTACATATGTTGCAAAAATTACTACAAAGAAAAAGGCTAGGTGTTTACCTAGCCCTTGTATTCCAAAACTGCTGTTTAACTTTTTATACTTAACTGCTTTAAATACTCCTGTAAATATATCTAATAAGATTAACGCAAGTATTACTTGTAACCATATATTTTTAAACATTTCTGTAAAATTTATCATAACCTTGTTTCCTCCTTTCTATAAATCGTATTTAATAAAATATTAATATCTTGCTAAATTGAATATGTTACTGACAAATTCTTCCATATTTGTCCAGTTGTTCTATTAGTTTGAACACCAGTATTTTCAATTGTTGTAAAATCAACATTTATTTTTCCTGCTGTCGTTATTTCAAAATTATATATAGCTATAGATGTTGTTGTATTATGATAACTAACGGAAGCATACTTGTTTATAGAAGGTCTATAAATTATTGGAAACACATATGTTCTTAACGTTGCTATATCTGTACCTGATCTTACTGTTAAATTTACTAAATTACCAAATCTATGCATAGTTGAATTTGGTCCTTCATATATTGACGAAACTGGCTTGTCTATCAAATCATTATAACTACCACTAAACCCTTTTGGTAAATTCAATTTAAAGGTCGGTGTAGCGGTGTCTTTTTCCAAAAAAACTTCTATAGTATTGTCTATATTATTAACAGCCATTGTTTTTACATGGTTTGAAATAGTGTTTTTTATCTTGCTAAGTTCTAATACTATATCTCCTAAATCTCCACCTGATAATTCACTTTTAATCTCTTCCCAAATAGTTATAATCTCTTTCATTTTTTCAATTCTTCGAGATTCGTTATAAGTATGATTTGCATCATTAGTAATAAAATCTTGGAATTGTAATGCCCAAGATTTAAAATTAGATATTCTGTTCTCTTCAGAACCAAGTCTTGTATTTTCCGCTGAAACCCTATAGTTTTCATTTGCTACTCTTTGAGTTTCGTTATTTTCATAGCCCTTGTTTTTCTCTACAAATTCATTAAATTTTGTCGTCCAAGTATCGAAATTTGAAACCCTATTTTTTTCAGATGAAACTCTTGTATTCTCTTCAGCTATTCTTTTATTTTCATCTAATATTCTTTTATATTCATTTTCTATTCTCAGAATTTCATTGTTTTTGTATTCTTTATCTCTTTCTACAAAACCATCAAATTCTTCAGTCCATGAATCAAATGTAATTTTTCTTTTACCTTCTTCTTCCTTTACTATTTTTGAAATATTCATTATATTTTCAATCTCAAATTTATAATCTTTTAGGTATTCATTAATGTCTTTTATTTCTCCAGAAAGTAGAGTTTTATTAACTTTAATTTTTAGTATATTAGAAATATATTGATATCCTCCGTAAACCCAAAGTACACATATTTCAAATTCTTCAACACTACTTGTAAGTCCTGGAAAAACATCGTATTTGTATTTTAATGAGTCAGTTTTTTCTTTTTGAAGTTCTAAGTCAAAAGTATATTTTTCTCCATTTAACCTCATTATTAATTTTACATCGTACCCACTAATATCTACTCCTTGTATAAATTTAGGAGTGGTTATTTGTATAGTTCTAAAAAGCTGTTCACCTTGCTGAAGCCCTGAGGTTTTTATTTCATTTGTAAGTTTTCCTTCGTGATTGACTTTAAGTTTTATCATTCTTCCTCCTTTTTCTCAGTATTCTATTTAAAAATTTGTATTTATATAATTTGTGTTTAAATCCACAAATCCTTCAACCATTATTTCTAAACTCATATCTGTATCAGCTGTTCTTTTAAAGTTTTCTATAGCTCTTATTTCAACTTGTGATTTACTATTGCTATCTTGTACAAACCCCCAACTATTTCCAGTTCCCCATTTAGAACGAGCTAGACTTGTAAAAGGATATTCTCTAAAAATAACTGGAAATTTTAAAATATAATCTCCAGTATAAATAGTTGTTGTTGTCCCAGAGTTGGTTGCGGTTACATTAAAAGCTCTCTTTTCTTTTCTTTTAATCAAAGCTTTACAATATCCATTACTATAAACAATATAGTATCCTGAATATCCATTCTTTCTTGGAATTTGTTCATACTTCACTACTTTTAAAGCACCATCTATAGATGTTTTTAATTCTTGTATTTCTTCATTTATCCCCTCTGTAAAAGAATTAGCTATACCTTTAACCTCTTGTACTTGGCGATAAACTTCGTCAAATCTATTATTGATAGCCGTTATATCGCTGTTGTTATACATATCTTTAAGTAATACTATTAAAGCGTCTATTTCCTTAGCTTTACCAGATATATCTTCTACAGATTCTAGATTTTCTCCAATATTCATAACATTTTCATATATAGCTACTACTTCTTCCAAGTTTGTTAAAGTGTTAATGCCACTACCTGTGTAGTATTCATTAGGGTATATTCTAAAATCTCCTGCAACAGATCCTAAAGTTTCGCCTTTCTCATAAAGATTTATCAAAAATAATTGATATTTGGCATGCATATCAGATTTATTCAAATAGCCTCTTGGTATTTTAACTTCAAAGCTACCTTTACCGTCAGGTTTTCCATCTATTAATCCAACCTCTACATCTTCAACTTTTATAGCCATTTTAAGTCCAATATTTTCTATATCTATAGTAAAATCATTTAATCCGACAGGTATAAATTGATATGTTCTTCCTGTTTCTCCCTGTATAGCATATAAGGGTTGTGTGTAACTATCATCAAACCTCACTTCGTATATAGTTCTTTTAAATTCTGGCATTACTCCCATATTTAAAACCTCCTTTGTAATAAAAAAACACCTTAAAGGTGTTTAATCATCACTAATCTTATTCTTAATTTCCTCTAATTCTGTTTTTAATTTACCAACTTCCCCTTGAATAAATTCTATTGTTTCAATATTATTGCTTATTTCAACATTATTAGTTTCTAACATAGCTCTAATAGAACTTATTTGTGATATAGAAGCTGCTTTATTTATTTTGTTTAATAATCTTTTGTTTTTTACTGACTGAGAGTAGTCAATATTGTCTCCAAATTCAATTTCTGTTACTTCTCCACCTATTAAATCTCTTGTAACTCTAAATACTCTAGTTGTGTAAACAATATTTACAGATCTTCTAATTACTCCTACTTTATCTCCTATTTCTAAACCTTCTGCTCCCATAGCTTTAAGTCTAAATTGAACCTTCGGACTACTATTTAGCTTTAAATCTCTATATGCAGCATTTATTAGTTCAGTAGCATCTTCAATATCATTATATTCTACAATTTTAAACCTAGGAGTATTGTCGGAATACCCATACTTCTCTGTCATTTCATAATCTTCCAACCATATTTGTCCAACAGGTTTATTTAATGGATCTTTATTTTCAGTGCTCCAAGAAACACTTCCTATTTCTATTCTTTTGTCAGATTTATCACTACCAGAGTCTAAAGTTTTACCTCTTGGCAAAATTGCAGTATACAAATCAACATCTGTAATTTCTTTAACAATTTCTAATGCTTTATGTCCCTCAACAAACCTTTTATTTGTCTCTCGACCTCGTTCTTTATATATATCTACATATCTATTAACTATCTTACTACCTTCTATTGAAACCCTATAATTAAGTTCTATTTCCCATGTTTCAAGTATTTTAGATATTGCTTCTAATCTAGTTGTACGATAAAAATTAATTGCACCTTTTTCTTCTGTTTTTACTATCCCAACTTCCCATCTTGAACCGGCTAACACCATTTCCATAGCATCTTCTATCTTAATATTATCCGCTTTTTTATCTGCCACATATCCATATCCTGTCAATTCATAAAAAGGTAATAATATACCTTGATAGTCAACCCTGTTTTCTATAATCTTACTTTCAATTATCTTGTATAATTGGTATGTTCCATTGTTATTTACATCTTCGTGACCAACTATTTCAATATTTTCCATTTTGTATAAAGCATCTAACCTTATAGAAAAAGATAATGTTGTAGTTTCGTTAATCCCCTCTACTTGAATACACTCCAACAAGTCATCTCTTTTTAGTTTGACCCTTAACACTTCTTTTCTGTCAAATAGATAAAGCATTACAATCTCCTTTCCACAAAGAAAATCTTAGCTTTACAAGGTGAATCACAAACGATATTATCTTCTCCTAAAATGAGAAAATCTTCTAACTGGCTGTCTAAAGCAAGTTTTGAAATAACATCTTCAGAATTCAATAGAACAGTTTGATCTTTCATATCTACTTCAACGACATCACCTTTTTTTATTGGTGTATCTATAACTACACTACTTTCAGTTGTATAGTTAATTATTCTAAAATACTCACTCTCTCCTTCTACTTCAACAATTATCTTATTTATAATAACAGGATATAATGATTTGTAATTAAATTTACCTGTAGTATCAAATTCAAATACCTTCTCATTCGCCGAATATTTAAACGGTTCTGAACATTCAATAGAAAAACTACCAACAATACTATTACTAACAGCGTCAATATCTGACACAGCAGTCAAAGTACCTATATATTCATAAGCCAAGTCGTCTGTAAACTGAACAGACATTTGTTCATTGTGAAGGTAGAAATTCAACATTTCGCAAACTTGTCTAAATTCCTTGTTACTCTCAGCCCTTAACATAAATTCAACTTCTATAGTTCTAGAAGGTAGAGAACTACCTAGAAATCTGTTAGTTCCAAAAGAACCACTTTTGTAATTTCTAGAAGTTTCTCTTTTTCCTCCACCAGAAACAGCTTTAAAATCTTGAGTAGAAATATTTCTACCAATTAACTCTCTTCCGTTTACCTTGAGAGTGGTAAACCCATTAATAGTCTTATCCAAGTTAAAACCATTTACTATCGTCTGAATAGACATATCACTATTATTAGCTGCTTCGTCAATATCTACAAATTTATACAATTTACCACCTCCTAATATCCGTAAACTTCTTCTAAGTGAACAATATCGTCACTTGTTTTCTTAATATCCTTAACAAACCCCTTGTAAGCCTTACTTCCCATTTGTAAAACAAATTCAAGTGGTTGAGGACTAGTTCTATTGTCAGCAAGTCTATGAGTAATATCTTTGTTAAAGTCGGTATTTAAATTACCAAGTTTACCAGCAAAATCAAAATCTTCTCCGCTGTAAACCCTAACAAGACTGTCCATTAAACTTTCTGCAGCACCAACTACACCTTTTCCATTTTTATCAATACCTTTTTCAAGACCCATATCAAAGAACTTACCAACTTCCATCATAACTCTAGAAGGAGAATGAATCTCCGCTGCAGCCTTTGCTCTTGCAACAGCTTGGTTCATAACATTTACTGCAGCAGATATAACTTTACTTCTTCCACTACTAATACCATTTGCTAAACCACTCATTAAATAACTTCCAGCGGAACTAAAACTTGAATAGTAAGACCTTACCTTACTAACCATATTATTAACTCCTGAAGAAATATTTGAAACCGCCGAACTCATACCTGACTTAATATTATTATTAAACTGTAACATCATAGTCTTAACTTGTTGAGTAATATTTTTAGACATTTGGTTTATTTGTTGAATACTCTTGCTAGAAAGTTTAGTAAACTCAGTTGTAGCTTTACTTGCTCCTTGACTAACAGCTTGAGCCATTCCGTTCATCATTTGACTAGACTGAGATTTAACCTGACTTGCAGTTCTAGTCATAGTTGAAGTAATCTTAGAATTTAAAGAATTCATAGCTCCAACAATCATTCCACTTCCGCTAGTAATTCCTGTGGAAATACCCTTACTAGTAGTAAGTCCAACACTAATACCACCGCTCATAGCGACAGCCTTTGCTGAAGAAATAGCAGTAGAAATTGCAGATGCAACGTAAATCCCAATAATAGGTAAAGTAGTAAGACCATTCATAATACTACTAACTAAAGTTTGACCAATGGAAACCCCAACAGTAGAAAGCAAACCTAACTGTGAAATAATAGCAGTAGAAATAACTGTAGCAATACTAGCACCTACAACCATTAGCATAGGTGTCGCTGTTATAATACCTGTAATAATAGAACTTATAATAGAAATTCCCGTTGATGTAAGAAGTTCAGTTTGAGAAGTAATAGAACTTATAATCGCTGTAATAATAGTAACCCCAGATGTCATTAAAAGTGGAACACTCATTGTAATTCCCGTTAAAATCGCAGTAATAATACTAACTCCTACAATCATTAATGCTAAAGAATTAGAAATAATAGATTTGGAAATAGTTTGAACAATTTTATTTCCAACAGTTCCTAAAGAAGAATCACTAGAAGCAATTCCACTAACTATTGCTTCAATAATAGAAGTACCTGCACTTTTAAAAGACTCAGCCTTAGATTTAATATCTTCAGTTACTTTATTAAGTTCCTCTGCAATTTTATTAGGTAGTTCACCTAACTTTTGGATAAATGCATCAACAAAAGAAGTAGCTGTTTGAGTCCCTGAATCAGTTAAATCTTTTCCTTGTAGACTAGTTTCAACATTGCTAATCTCATCCATAATAATAGGGTTTAAATCTGAAATGCCATCTTCTGCTCCAGTAACTATTTTCCCTGTCATCTCACTTGATGATGATGAATAATCTGAGCCTAAAATGGTATTCATTAATTCATCTAGTGGAATATCTGCTATATCTCCCAAATCTTCTATTCCTATCTCTCCACCCGTTACCGCTGTATTCATTAAATTTTGCATTGATGAAGAGTAATCTTTTCCTTTCATAACTGCTTCTGCTTTTTCTAAAGATTCATCAGTAACTTCAGCAATTGCAGGAAATTCTTTTTTATAAGAATTTAATATTTTTTCATTTGAATCTATAGTAGAATCTGCCATTTTTTCATTTCCAAATCTTACTTCTTCTACTACATCTCTAGTAGTTTCCTTTATAAAATCTGCTGCTTTCTTACGATTTGTAACATCTACTGTTTGTGTTCTTTTAGAAATTTCCATGCTTTCTGCAAAAGATTGTTGCATCTTTTCATGGCTTGTCATAATTTTCCCATCTTCATTAATTAAACCATCAGTTTTTCTTCGTGCATAGTTAAGTAAATTTGTATATTCATCTTTTGCTGCATTTATTATGGTATCTTTTGTTTCTTTTGCAGATTTTTTCTTATTTTCAGCAGCTTTCCTTATGCTTTCATTTTCTGAATTTAATCCTATTTCTGCTTCCTTTAACTTTTGTTCATAACTTTCTTTGGCAAGTGAAACAGTCTCATCTCTTTTGCTTTTTTCTAGTTCAAGAATTTTCTCCAAACCTAATGCCGTTGTTTCTTCCGATTTTTTATTAGCATCTTTCCTAATATTATCTGCATCTTTAACACTATCTGCTAAACTAATTACACCTGCCTCATACATTTCTTCTTGAATAGCATTTACATTTTCTTTTTCTTCTTCTGTAAGTTGTCTATGTTCTTGACTAGCTTTTTCTAAAATGCTATTTATTGTACTACTTCCGCTTTCTACTATAGATTTTTCCTGTTCGTAAGTATCTATTATGCTTGCAAGTCTATTCGCCTTTTCCTCGTTAGTTAATCCTTTTTGTTTTTCAAGTGATTTTTTCTCAAGCTCTAATGACTTATTTAGTTGCTCATCTAAAGTTGTTAATACTCCTTCTTTCATTGTGGTAAAATTATCCATAACGCTATTTTTCATACTTTCAGAAAATCCTTCACTATCTTTAGCTAAGTAGTTAAACGATTCTCTAGCTGTACTAGACATAAGTAAAAAATCTTCTGTTGCCAATTTACTTGTTTCCGATACTTTATCACTAATGATATCTGATGAACTTATAACTTTATTTTTTCCATCTTCGTAAGCTTTTGTAAATACTGCCATTAATGCAGCAATTGCAACTACCCCCAAAATTGCTTGTGGTGGAATTTTGCTTAATAATGTTGGTATCTTTTTTATTATTTCTGTAAAACTCATTCCTTCTGGAAGAAAATTTTTAATAAGACCTAGAATATTACCTAAAGAACCCGCTACATCTCCTGACGTATTTAAAACATCTAAAAATCCTCCATCTAAATTTCCCAAAGCATCAACTGGTTTTCCTCCTATATAAGAAGCCATATTAGTCGTAGAATCTCCTATTATCTTTGTAGCATCTTTTGTAGTTGTTCCAATACCTACAAATATAAGATTTATAGTTCCTCCTGAAACTTCTGTATCAACTCCTAGATTTTCTAAAGTATTAGATAATTCTCCTACTTTTGATTTCATAGTGTCAACTTCTCTAATAACATTAATTCTAAGCATACTAAAACTACTGCTAACCTTTCCTATGCTCCCACTTATACTTGTCATATAGTTATTAAAATTCCCTGATAATTTTTTTACATTTATATCAACAGCTCTAATAGGTGTAATTAAGTTTTTATTTATAGTTTTCTCTATATTTTCTAGGTTTTTTAAACTATTAGAAAAAATTTTATCAAATAATTTTATAGTTTTCCCTGCCTCTTTAAAACCTTTTGCAAAACTACTTACATCAGCAGTTAATATAGCCTCTACACTATAATCTGACATATTTTTTCACCTCCTTTTTTACTTGGGCAAGTTTTCTTTTATTTTTCATATTTTCACTTCCCTTATTTTTGCAATAAAAAAACAACTACCTTTCGGTAATTGTTTCTTTGTTTTATTTAATTTTAACTGCCATATTAAAATCCTTTCCACTAGTTTTTGAATCTATAATTTTAACTACTCTTTCTGTATTAAATAAGCTATAGGCAACAACAGTTTCAAAAGTTTCTCCTGGTTTTATTTTTTCATTATATTTATGCAATTCCGGCTTAAAACTTTTAGGAATTTCTGGACTTCCAGCGAATAATTCTGCATTATCTAGATTAGAATCTTTTTGATATAAGTCAAAGACCACACTCATCAAAATAACCGGAGTCATTTCTTCATCTTGGTTATTTGTAATATTTATAGTTAAAACTATTAATGGAGCTTTGTTTGTTAAATTACTTTCCATAACATCAAAAGATATAAATTCAAAGTTGGCAAATTTTGTTTCATATTTATTTTTATCTTTTCCATTTAATCCTAGTTGATTTTCTTCTTTTTTCTCAGGATGTTCTTTTAAGTATTTATCAAAATCATCCTTATATATTTTTCCATCTTTGAACACTAATAAAGGATTTTTCACATCATCTTCAAAGTAAAATTTTATATTAAAGTCCTTTATGTCTGCTGAGAAGACTTTAGCTAAATTAGTGTAAGATTCTTTTAAACCTTCAGCATCTGTAATTACTAAAGAAGAATCTAATATAAAATTAACAGTTCTATTTTTTTCATCAAGTTTTACAACTTGTCCTGTTTCTTTTTCATTATATACCTCTATACAATAATTAATGTATTCTATCTCTTCTTTTGTTAATTTTTCTTTTTTTTCGGTAACTTCTGCTGAAGTTTTTATATCCTCTTTATCTTTTCCACCACAAGCTGTAAGTGCAAAAGTCATAATTAAACCTAAAATCAAAAGTTTCTTTTTCATATGTAATCTTCCTCCTATTTTAAAATGATATAATATTATCATATCACATTGAAGGAAAAACCATATGTACAAACTTTTAATTAAGGTATATAAAACATTTATTATCTTACTTTAGAATATTATTTCTTGTTTATTTCACTTAATTTTTTATAAAAGTCTGTATTTATTTTATTAATTTCAAATACTTCGTCTTCTCCTTTTACTTTTTTCAACATTTTTTCATAGTCAAAGAACTTATCAAAGGTTTTGAAATAAGCTCTCCCTCGTTTATCTGTTGCTTGTGCTTGCGCATTTGCCCAAGCTTGTAAATGAATGTCAAACTGATTGTCCACTCTCCGTAGCATGTGAGCTTCGGTCATTACTTCAAACTCCGCAAGTGTAACTCGTCTTGCTTCTAAAACTGTCATGTTTGGGTAATACCTAAGGACACTTACCAACGCCTCGAAATAGGTTAAGCCTTCTTCGCTGCTTCTTTCATGTTTTTGTCGTACGCTGCTACGGTTGCTTTGGTAAGAGGTTGCTTTTTTAGCTCCGCTGCCAATTCTTTAAATAGTTTACTTATTCCATCTTTTTCTGCTGTTTCTTCTACAAATTTTTCTATGTCTGCTGTTGATGGTTGTTGTTTTTCTGTTATTGTACCTGCTCTTATTACATGCAAAATAGCTACTGGACTTTGTGCGTTTAGGTAAGTGTACGCCATACCTATACCTTGTCCTAGTTTTATTCCTGAAGCTTCAACAAAATACTGTTTATCTAAATAGTCTATTGCTGCAAATCCAAATCTTATTTCATAGTCTTTTCCATTTATATTTAAAATCATAAAATTACACTCTCCTATTATTGACCTAACCCTATTTATGAAGTAAATAGTAGGTAGGTTATATGCAAGGCTTCCCCAAGTTTTACTTGGCTAGGAAGCTACTGTTATTAATCTAATCCTATTCACAAAGTAAATAGTAGATAGGTTAGCAGACTGTTGCAACCAAATTAAAATTTGGGCAACAAGTTGCATCTGTTCCATAAACAAAACCAAAGATTTTGATGGAACAAGAATTTGCAAGGCTTCCCCAAGCTTTATTTAGCTAGGAAGCTGCTGTACCTATTACTCATTTTTTGTATTAAAAAGGCAATTACCAAAAAGTAATTGCCTTTTAATTCTTCCCTATTCTCTTATTTCTTTTAGGCTTCAGTTCCACCAAGTTTATCAGTATCTCTGAAAGCGTATTGTATTGCTTCTTCTTGGTCTAAAGATAGTGTTACTCCACCTTTTTGTCTTGTTCCATTTGTTATGAAAGTTCCTTCTAACATTACTGTGTCTTCTACAGATGCAGATATTGTTAATGAATTTAATCTTCCTTGTCTATATTCTGCTGGGTATTTTCCTTCAGCGTCTTTTTCAGTTACATCTACTTCCCAAAGCTCTAACAATTTTTGGCTGTAAAATGCTTCTTCTAACATTTCTGCTGTTGGGTCTCCTTTTCCCATAGTTGAAGTAAAAGGTACTTCTTCTGTTATTGTTCCTTCTCCAGCTATTGGACCATCTTTTGTTACTTTTGTATCTCCACCTTCAACAGAACCTTCTTTTGAATGTTCCTCTTGGAACGCTAATTTAGCAGCTACTTTTGTGCTTGCCTCTTCTAATAATCTCCATAATAATACTTGATTTTTACCTTGTTTTGCTACTATTGCCATAATTTTATCTCTCCTTTAATTTTTTGTATTAAAAAAACTACCCTTTCGGATAGTTTCTCATATTTATTCTTCGCTAATTGTTTGGTATCTTCCAACTTTAAATAAAATATCTTTAATTTCATCTATTGTTTTACCATATTCTTTTGCTACTTGCTCCATTAAAACTTCTTCTTCTTTTATTACTTCTTCTTGCATTTGTTTAAGGACATCTGCTGAAGCTCCTTTTTGAGCGTATTTCTTTGCCAAGGTTTCAGATAATTCGCTATGTTTTCCTCTGTAATAATCGAAAATTTTTATTTCTTCTTCTGTTGGCTTATCTACTTCTGTAGAAGGCTCCATTTCATTTGTTGCAATTTCTGTCGTCTTAGTTGTAGCCTCTGCTGTCGTCTTTTCTTTAGTTTCTTTTTTTTCATCTCCGTTACCACAAGCTGTGAATAACATCATTATAGCCAAACATAAAACCAATATTTTTTTCTTCATAAATTCCCCCTAGTATAATATATTATACTAATTATATCATATGAATTAATATTTTTATGTTTGATAGTATATAATAAAAAACAACTGCTTAAAGCAATTGTTTTTTTAACTTATTTTATTGTAATAAAAGTATCCTTTAAAATAATCTTTGTTTTATTGAACTGCTACTTCTTTTATAAATTTACTTCCTTTAGTTGTTCTATCCATTATTTTCACAGGATTAGTATTTACAAGTTCAAATGATAACACCACTTCAACTGTTGTATTGGGTTTAATTTTGGTCATCCATAAATCAACAGCTTCTGGTTTATAGCTATCTGGTATATATGAGTTTCCTCCATTTAAACTTTCAACAGATATATCTGTCTCCTGCTCAGCAACTGCGGAATATACTAAAGCTGTCCAAGGATCTTGAGGTTCTGAACTATTATTAGTATAATTTAAGGTAATTACTAGCATTTTTTTACCGTCACCAAACTTACTATCTAATACTTCAAAATCTTTAAATTCAAATTTATAGTCATTAGTTACTAATTCGGTATTTTCAGATTTATTAGAAGTTTCCTTAGTCTTAGTTTCTTTTGTTATCTTCCCATCTAACACTTGTAGTAAAACTTCATCTTTTTTATTTCTGTACTCTACTTTATATCCTTTACCTATTTCAGACATGTAGGCTTCAGACATTCCAACAATACTATTCTTCAATTTCTCTGTTAAAGGAACATCAACATTATCTTTCTCTTTTACTATCTCAGTCTTTGTAGAACTATCATAACTAAAGATTATTAAAGACTCTTCATCTGCATTTATTTCATCATTTAGCTTTTTAAAATATGCTACGATTTCTTCATCTTCACTTGCATTTACCTCTGTTTCTTTAATTCCCTCTGTTTCTTTAGTCTTGTCCTTTCCTCCACAAGCCGTAAATAACATCACAATCGCTAAACATAAAATCAATACTTTCTTTTTCACAACATCCTCCTATGTATAATATATTTTCCATTATATTATAACATAGAAGATTATTTGAATTTTAATAATTTAAATCTAGTAAAACCTAAACTCCACTTCTATCACTCCGTGTAAAAGTGGAGAACTTGCCGAGTTATCTGGTAAAATTCTACTTGTTATATCTAAAATTGACACAAAAAAATGAGGTGTATTTTTTACTTCCCTCAACTTAGTTTTTAATTCTACTATTAATTTTTCAAAAGTACCACGCTTTTTGTAGTCGTTGTGGTACAAGTGTATTGTTTGTTGAACTTTACCAAACACGGCAGTTTTGTTTGCTTTGTCTTGGCTAAATGCCTCTCCAATAAAAAAGAAAGGATAGTTAACTGTACCTGGTAGATAATCGTAGACGTTGTCCTTCCCTATTACTTCAATAGCTTTTTGCCTGCAAAGCGTAAATATTTCTTGTTGTGGTGAATACATAAACCACCTCTATTCTTTTATAACATTTTTCAAATCATTAATAAATTTGTCTTTTTGGTTGTGAAATGCTGGTCCAATATGTGGTGTTCCAGTTTGAAACCTAGTACCATACTCTTGTGCTTTTGCATATTCTACATTGCTTGAAACTATTCCAGTAAAACCACTGTTTATGCTTTCTTCTGTTATGTTTCTTTGAAGTTCTCCAGTGTCAACTGGTGCATAGTTTACAGCTTTTTGTTTCATTTCAGAAGTATTTCTACTAACGACACTCTTTACTTTTTCATCTATTTTTTGCCTGTTAGAAATCCCCTCTAATAGTTTGTCTAAACCTGTAATTTTCACGCCTTTTTTACCACTTGAAAACTCTCTTTGTTTCCAAGTTTCTTCCTTTGTTTAATTTCGTAATTTTCACCGTTGTACTCAATGTAGTCTATGTCTTCATCAAAAGCATTATTCAGTCTAATAGTCAAAGCTCCTACTGTGATTTTACCAAGTAACATATCCATTTTTTCATCGCCCATATCGTTAATATTTGCATATCTTTTGTACTTTACAGGCTCTTTTGTAACATAATCACCAGTTGTTTCATCGTAAACTTCTTCACCATTTATACAAAGGTATATTAATTTATCACATCTCATAGAAACATCACTTTTCCCTTACCATTATCTGTAAGACCTTCTACTTCTGCCCATAGTTTTATATCATCGTCAAATCTATTGAGATAGTTTTCGTAAAAACTCATAGAATGTCCCTCAACAGACTCTGAACTCATGCCTTCACTTCCCAAGTAGTTAAACCTAGCTATGACAGTTTCTACAACTATATACTCTAGACAAAGTGGAATAGCTTTAATCTCTTCGTTATAGACTTTTAATTTATTAACAAGTTGACTTTCAACCAGTTCAACTAAAACATTAACCTGATTTTCGTCAACATCTCCCAGTAGTACCTTTATTCTTTCACCTATTTGGTTCATGTTACTACCTCTATTTCTTCTTATTCAGCTTTTGGCTCTAACTTAGCAAACGCCTCATCTTTAACGATAGTTAACCCAACGTGCATTGTCGCTTTTAAAGCAACCATATCTTGTTCAAATAAGTTAACAGGAGTACCATCTTCGTTAGTTATAGTAGAAAGCTGAGCTTCTTCTGAAATTGTATACTCTAATTCCCAAGGAATACCATAGTATAAATGGTCAAAATCTCCTGTGTAAAGTGTACCTTTCTTCATTTCAGCAGACTTTAAGTTTACAGAAGGAAGTCCGTCAATAGTGTCAGTTGTTTTGTCATAAATTTCTTGAATAACTCCATTTTCAACTAATGCTGCCCCTCTTAAAGCAGTTCTATTTTGTGCCTTAGAAATAAAAGCATTTGGCTCAATGTCATCTTCTAAAACTAAATCTCCCAAAGCTAAAACATTGTCATAAGAAATGTCACCAACTAATTTATTTGAAGAACTAGCCACAGACTTTTCAATAGACTGAGCAAATGGATTATTAATTCCTAAAATACCCGCCTCATCAAATTTCTTATAAAAAGCCTCAGCTATCTTTGGTTGCATTTCGTTGAAAAAGTCAGTTACAGTATAATATAAAAACTCCTTAGAAATAGGAATAATAACAGCTAACTTTTTAGCCACCATATCAACATGTAACCACTTAGCAGTTGAAGTTTTAATCTTCTCAGTTTCATTAACCCAGTAAGCTCCTGGCCCTTCAGCTAAATAACTGAAAGTCTTTTTCATAACAGGCTTACCTGCTGCATCTTTCATTTCTTCGTACTTACCTAATTGCATAATAACAGAATTGCTTATTACGTCTTTTAAAATTAACTCCCCTTGTGCAGAAGGAATTCTTCCCTCTCTAAAATCGCTGACCAAAGTATGGTCAGGATTAAAAGTTTGTATTGTCAAAATTCATCTCTCCTTTTTTAAGCTACTTTGCTATTCTTTGTTTGCTTGCAAAGTCGCTCATACTAAATTTTCTTGCACCACCAGAAGTACCACTACCAGCCTTTGGAGTAGACTCCCTAGCGCTTTCTTTGATTTTTTTGTTAACTAAACTTTCAACAAGACTATTCATAGTCTTAACCGCTTCCTTTGTAGATTCCTCGTCTTCTCTTACGACAATGCCGAGTATTTTCTCATCCACGTCAAAACCCTTTTCTTCTAAAGCCTTAGTTGCAACATTAGTTAACTTAAGTTGTAGATTTTCCTGCCTCAAAGTTTCAAGTTCGCTGTCACTCTCTTGTAAAATATTTTCTTTAAATTCTTCTGACCCTTCTTGAATACCTAACTTAGCTTTCAAATCGTTAACTTGTCTTTCCAAATCTCTTGTTGCCCTTTCAACCCTACCTTTGACAATGCCATTAACATCGTCTTGAGTGAAAGTTTTTCCCTCAATGACATCTTCAGTCGTTTCTGCCTTAGCTACTTCAGGTTCTGCAGCCCCCTCTGTGCTTTCAGCAAAAAGCTGTAAATCCATTGGTAAAAAATTATTCATAATAATTCCTCCTTTTTTCTTGACCTAACTTTGTTTGTAAAGAAAACAAAAGTAGGTCAGATGCATGTACGCATAAGTCTTGTTTGACTGTAATTCCTACATTCTTTTATAGCCATACAGTAGTTTTGGGCTTATGACCTAACCCAAAATCTATGATTTTACAGGTAGGTCAAACGCAAAGACTTCCAAAATCTCTGATTTTGTATAAGTCTACTGCGTACTTGTAGTAATTTGTTACAAAGAATTTGAAAATAAAAAAGCAACTACCTTTTGGTAATTGCTTAATCTATATTTTTACTATATATTATCTTCTATTATTAATCCATCTAATGCCGTCAGTAATGGCTCATCTCTCTTACCATCATACACTATTTTAACAGTAACTTCTTTTGCTATCTGATTTGATATAGTGCTAGATGTTGTTCTAGTGGTTTTTCTTATAATTTCTGCATCGGTGATATTAAGGTCATCTCTAAATACAACATAAAATGTTCTATTCTCCTTGTCAAATTCCGCACTAATTCCTTTATCTTTAGATTCGTTCATTCCTTCTAAATATGCTCCCATTAAAAGTTCTTCTTTTGCAGTTAATGGTACTTTTGTAATTTCCTTTTCTTTATACTCAGTAGTTCTATTCTCTATTTTTATTTCTTCTTTAATATCAAATTTTTTATTTAATTCATTGAATTTCTTTGAAAATTTATCTAAAGAGTCATTTGCAGCCTTGCTCTTTTCTTCGTATTCTTCTATTCGTTTATCTGTTCCACCAAGTACATATAATGAAATTAAATCTCCTGCTGTTTCATTAATACTTTCAGCTCCATTTTTAAATTCACTTAGTATTTCTTCAAATTCTTTTTTCTCTTCGTCTTTGAAAGAATCTATCGGTTTTATTTTGGACATATCTTTTTCAATTGCTTCAAGTTCTTCAAAAAATCCTTTTAGTGTAGTTTCTTCAGTATTATCATTACCTTTTCTCATTTCCTCAGTTCTTGTAAGATAATCACCCATAATATCATTTAATTTTTCAACGTTTTCTTTTACTGGAGTATAAATCTTTTCCTTATACTCTTCTGTGTTTTTGCCACATCCTGTAAAAGCCATCATCATAATTAGACCTAAGATTAACAACTTTTTTTTCATATGTAAACCTCCTCAGTATTTTTATATACAACATTACTATACCATACTGATATATTTTTACATTCTTATACTTTTTTATAAAATTTATAAAATACATTGTTCGTTTAATAAAGTTTTTTATGCTTACCCTACTACAAAGTTAAAAATTTTTATTTACTAAACCACCTTTTTATCACATTCTATGTAACAACTTACCTCAAGACGCAGTCGCTTTCTTCAAATCGCTCTGCTCTTTGGAAAGCTTTGTGTTTTCTAGTTCTATCAAAATCTACGATTTTGTTTATAGAACTGATGCAACCTGTTTTCCAAATCTCGATTTGGTTTTAACAGTCTGCTGTCCTACCACGAAATCATAGATTTCTGTTAGATCATAAAAAAAGCAACTACCTTTTGGTAACTGCTTTGTAATAACTATTCTTTTTTTGTTTTATCTTCTTTATCTGGATTATTTCTAAGATATTCTTCAAAATTGTCTTCTATAACTTTTTCGTCTTTGACAATCATTAATGGAGTATTTTCTTCTCCTTTATAGTAAAGTTTTATTGTAAAGCCCTTTGAAATTTCTCCTACAAAAGCCTTGCTAATATTATTAATTGAGTTTCTTAGTACTTCTACATTAAGCTTTGTTTTTTGACTTAAAATCTCAATATTTATAGTTCTATCTTCTTTTACTAATTCTGCTGAAAATAAAGTATTTGGATCTTTGTTGAATCCTTCTAAAAATTCATTAATATCTTTTTCTTCTTCACTAGTTATTTCATTAACGCCTGAAGGATTTTCAGTTTCTTTGTCTTTTTTATCTCCACAAGCTGTAAATGCCATAACCATTATTAACCCTAAAATCAAAAATTTCTTTTTCATTAGTTATCCCCCTACGATTATATATAGTATTAATATACCACATTAATGTAATTTTTTATATTTACATACCTTCAAATAAATAAAAATCTTTGATTTTAATAGTCTATTTCATAAAATGGATTAGGTCATAACTTAAGATATACCCTTGATACATTCTATGTAATAACTCACCACAAGACGCAGTCGCTTTCTTCAAATCGCTTTGCTCTTTGGAAAGCTTTGTGTTTTCTAGTTCTATCAAAATCTACGATTTTGTTTATAGAACTGATGCAACCTGTTTTCCAAATCTTGATTTGGTTTTAACAGTCTGCTGACCTACCACGAAATCATAGATTTCTGTTAGGTCATAAAAAAAGCAACTACCTTTTGGTAATTGCTTAATCTATTATTTTAAATTATCTACTACAATTTCTCCATCTTTAATTGCTATAAATGGATTATCTCTTTTATTATCCTGTACTATTTGTACAGTAAATCCCTTACCTACTAGAGTAGACAAAGTTTTAGACATACTTTCAGCAGAAGTTTTTGCCGCACCTTTATCTGCTATATAATAATTATTTGCAAAAACAATTGATAATGTTTTAGTATCCTTATCAAGTTCTGTTTTTAGACCTTTTTGAGAATTTTTTTCGGAATTTAAGATAGTTAGATAATTTTCCATTATTTTATCTTCTCTTGCAGTTAACTGTCCAGCAACTTTGTCTGGTTCCTTAAATTCTCCAATTTTATTTTTTATCTCAATTTTATCTGTAATTTCATATTCTTTGTTAAGCTTAGTAAATTTTTCTAACAATTTATCTAAATTTTCATTTATAGACTTAATTTTTTTATTATATTCAGGTTTCATTGCTTCTGAATTTACTGTTTGATATATTTCTTTTGCATCCAACCTTGCTGTAGAAATGTCATCTACAACCGTTTTAAAATCACTTTTAATTTCCTTAAGCTGTTTTTTCTGTTCATCCTCAAAAGATTCTAAATCTTTAATTTTATTGACATTTTCTTCAATCTTTTTTAAGTCTGTCGAAAATTCATCAGTATCTAATAATGTTATGCTGTCTGCTGAATTTCTAAGCTCTTCTACTTTTGCTATGTAATCGCCTAATGATTTATCTAATTTTTCAACATTTTCTTTTATAGGTGTGTAAATCTCTTTCTTATAACCTTCTATATCCTTTCCACACGCAGTTAAAACGAACATCATAATTAACCCTAAAAACAACAACTTCTTTTTCATATATTAACCTCCCAATAATTACTCTATTATATCACTATATCATATAAAATAAATATTTACATTATATATTTTATCGCTTGGTTAACAATTCTGCAATAAAAAAGCTACTATAAATAGTAGCTTTTAAAATTTATTTAGTTACTGGACATTCAAAAGTAGCTTTATGTTGTGTAGAATTAACATCATATATTTCAAATATTACTTTTACAGTATCACTAGCATTGTTTATACCAAAAGCCTCTTCTGCATCTACTGTCTTTGCTCCAACTGGAGTTGGCTTAGGGTATACACTAATATTAGCTGGGTATATTTCACCCATCTCACCTTTACCGTCTATAACTCCACTAGGTGTAATAAACAAATCTTGAATATCACTTTCGTACCCTAAATTTTCATATGTGTACTTAACTATTACAACTTCTTCAGGTTTTTTATCAGAATATTCATTTCTTTCTTTTGTAACTGTAACTGAATCAACTGTTACTTTCCACTGACCTTCAACCTCCCAAGTTTCTCCTGCTTTAAGTTCTTTTTTTGAAGTTTTTTTACCATCTTCCTTCTTGTTTTCAGCAACTTTAGTAGGATCTTCATCTTTGGACTTATTGTCGCCACATGCTGTAAAAGCCATAACCATAATTAATCCTAAAATCAATAATTTCTTCTTCATGTATTAACCTCCAATAATTGTTATATATCACTACTATACCATATCTTTTCTATATTTACATGAAACAAAATATATGCCATAGTCCTTACTACTTACCTTCTTTATATTTATGGCTAAATACTTTCAAGAATATTTCTTCCACTTCCTTAGGTTCTAAATCGTATTTCTTACCAACTTTTTCTTGAGCATCATTTGAAATCTTTTCAAGTATATTAGCCGTTTCATCTGAAGAACTCTCGCTATAACCTTTATCTATATACTCATTTTTTGCATTTTCTAAAATTTCTGAATAATACTCTGCAACTTCAACTTCATCTTCGGTAGGAACATCTCCCTTGCTTCTTTTTACCTTGTCACCACATCCGCTAAAAACAACTGCTATTATAGTAGTAAGTAATAATATTCTAAAAACTTTTTTCATAAAACTCTCCCTTACATAATATCCATAATCATAAAACAATTAAAACTCTTTTTACTAAAAAAGCTACTCAAAAGTAGCTTAATATCAAATTAAATTTACTGTTTTCTATAAATTACTCTAATCCAAGTTGTGTCTTAATAGCAACAACTCCATCATTAAAGGAAATTCTTATATTAGTATTATCTTCACCATAATACACATAAGCAGAAGTAGTAAAATTATTTAAATAATCTTCAGAAGTTAAAACTCCATCACCTAAAATATCTTTAACTTCATCAACAGACATACCTTCTTTAACTTGTTCAAACATCTTTAAACTAAGGTGGTTACTGGCATTTACAAAACTAGTAATTAAATCAGATTGATTCTTCCCACACAATTTATCATCTCTAAAAGTAACTTGAACCTTTCCATAGTACTCATAAATAGTAGAGCGTTTTGATTTAAGTGTTTCCTTGCCTTTTTCACCAAGAATAGAATCAACCTCTTCTTTTTTCATGTCTTTTTTCAAATAAAGAAACTTACTACATATATCATGATATTTTTCTCTCTCTTTAATATCTTCCAAACTCTCAGTACTATCTACTACACTAGATTCACTAGTTTTAGTTTCTTTTACCCCTAAAGTTTCTTTTATATTATCATTGTCATCTTTGCCTTTACAAGCTGTAACGACAAACACCATAGACATTGTCATTGCCAAAATTAACAGATACTTCTTCAAAAGAATACCTCCAACCATATTAATCAAACTATACTTCATATTGTATAATACTTTAGCAAAAAAATATACTCTATTAATGAGTCTACTTCAATATGTCCTGTACAATTTTGCCATCTTTTGCAAGAATCAAAGGATTATCTTTTTTGTTCTTATAAACAAGTTTTACAAAATACCCCTCTCCAACATAATTAAAAATATCATTTGTAGAAACAGTTACAGCTTGTCTTAACATCTCACTATCGACATTCTTACCTTCTTCAACAACAATAAAAAACGTATTAGAGTTCTCGTCATACTCAGTCTTAACAAAATCTATACTAGTTGAATTAGCTCCCTCAACATACTGCTTAAGAAAAGTATTAGCATCAGATTTTTTAGAAGGATTGTTTTTTAAATACTCCTCTAAATTATCCTCTACTATCTCTCCATCTTTAGCCACAACTAAATTACTATTAGAATCGTCTAAATAATACATTCTTATAGTAAAACCTTCACCAACAGCACCTTTGAAAAATTCACTAATACTCTTAATTCCATTTCTTACATCATCAGGGTTTTCTATAGCAGCAACACGCTGTATAACAACTTCAACAACCTTGTTCTTTTCATCTAACTTTGTCTTAATTAAACCATTAGAAGAAGAACTGTACTCGCTTAAATACTCCTTAGCAACCTTTAGCTGATTTTCTGAAATTTCACTTTCCTTATTTAATACTTGTTCAGTACTTTTTGAAGTTTCTGAAGGCTCACTACTATCTTTACCGCTACTACAAGCAGTTAAACTCATTATTAAAATTAAACCTAAGGTTAAAAATTTTCTATTCAAAAATAACCCCTCCTGTATAATAAATACTATTATATCAGAAAAGGCAAATATAATTTCTATAAAATTGTATAAAAAAAGCTACCTTAATTGGTAGCTTAAAATTTAATTTATTGTATAAATTTTTTCAAACTTATCTCCTTCTGACCACAAATCAATAATCTTCACATCAGAAGTATCATCAGATAATTTATATCCTACAATAAGGTCTATCTCCGCTCCTGGTTTAATTTTTTTAGAAAGAATATCTGAAGCACTTACTCCGTAAGAACTAGGTAAACTTCCGCTAGCATCTTGCAAATTAACAACAGTAGAACCATCATCTTGAACAACATTTAAGTCAGTAATAAAAGAAATCCAAGGATTCATGGCTTCATTACTTTTATTTTTATATGTCATCTTCAATACCACTATCTTATCTCCAGTATATTTTTCTCTAGAAATTTCTGCACCTTCAAATTTATAATAAGAATCATCTGTTTCATAAGAATTTGGCTTATATCTATCTTTGTGTTCTTTAAAGAAGTCTTCTGTATTATCTTTTTCAATTTTACCGTTTTTTCCAGATACTATAATAGAATCTTTTAAATCTTCATAATAAACGGTAACTTCAAAATCTTCCCCTATCTTCTCTGAAATGTGATTACTATATGTTTCAACATTCTCTCTAAGAGAATCCAAGTTAATTATTTGGGTAGTTTCTGGAATAATCATATCAAAAGTTCCTTTTTCTTCGTCAAACTTAAACTTAAAAATTCCATCTGCATCCTTCTCTAATTTTTCAGCATACTCGTTTAATTTCTTTTTTTCTTCATCCGTAGCTTTCTTACCACCACAAGCAGTAAGTGCCATCATCATTATTAATCCTAAAATCAATAATTTCTTCTTCATATGTAAACCTCCTCGATATTTTTTCTACAATTATAATATAACATATCAGGAAAATATTTTCATCTTTAGAATTCACATATATATTCAATAATAATTTTCATAAAAAAAGCTACCCTTTAAGGTAGCTATTCCATAAAATTACTAACATCTATAACTTTTCCATCTCCATAAATAACATGGCCATAGTAAAGTTTATCTTCAGTTTTAGAACCGTCATTACTATAATAGTCATAACCACTACTAATATGATGTGAACTATCCTTTAACTCACTATCTCTGTAAGAATCCTGAATAACTAGAACTCCTTCACCTAAAATACCTTCAACTTCTTCTTTGGTCATTCCAATCTCTACTTTGTCAAACTTTTCTTTCGAAATATCATTTTTAGGATACTGGTGAAAACCATCTTGTGATTTATAGAATAATTTTCCATTTGCATCAAAACAAACCGTAATACTCCATTTGTAATTTCTACCTTCTCCCTCTCTTCCCAATATTTCATCAACTTCGTCTTTAGACATTCCCTCTTTTAAATCATCAAATTTTTTAGAAAAAATATCCTCTCCTTGAATTTGATTGTAAAGTTTGTTCTTTTCAAAGAGTTTGTCGTACTTAAATCCTACATCTATATTCCATTCATAAGTAAAATAAACTGTATCTTCATCATAACCATATTCTTCTGGTTTTACACCCAAAATTTTATCAACATCTTCTTTGCTCATTTCATCTATTTTCAGCTCCAAAAACTTTGCATAAAGTTCGTCGTTTTTTGCAGCAGTATACTCTCTTTTGTAACTTTCCAAAGATTCAGTCCTAGACTCTGTACTATTAGATGTACCTTGTTTTTTAGCATCTTTATTACAAAAAGAAAGCACAAATACCATCATAAATATTAAAAATAACAATCTTTTCTTCATAAAAACTCCCTTAATAAAATAATTTCTCAATATTACCTACAGAATAAGAAAATGTAATAACCATTATAATAATTAGTAATGGAATAATAATAAAAGTCAAAAATAAAATATCACTTAAAACTTTACATTTAGGTATAATTGAATCCCTCTTCTTACCAGCATAAAAATACAATAAATTCTCTTTGTTATTATAAAATTTTACAGCACCTCTTCTAGTCTTAAAAGAAATTTTGTCAACTTTGTCGATTCCTTCTCTCTTTACATAAGCGTAATGTTGCCTTCCATATCTCAAACTACCTTTACTTTCCAAGCCAACAACCTTACACTCTACTAAATTATCCTTCCTTATTATATAGATATATTTGCAAATAGTATAAATAGTTAACATAGTTGCTACTGTAAAAAGAAAAAACGGAACATACAAATAAGAAAACACAACAATAATTAGCACTAAAATCTTCTTAAATAATTTCGTTAAAAACCCCTTATATATATCCATAAAATACCTCTGCTTAAATTAAAATATAACCTTCAACAGCTTATTCTAACATAAAAATAATTTATTAACCTCATCGCTGCACCTAATTATACTATTATTTAAAAGTATTTTTTCATAAATCATATTAAATTCTAAAACAACCTTTAACTTATATCTAAAAAAGGTCGGAAAATAAATCCAACCCTTCTTTAAAACATATTAATAATACCAAACTTGTTTAGACCTATAGTCGCTAAAACACAAATGTTTCCAAGTACCGAAACCATAATAATAGCAAACCTAAAAGTCCAAATCTTATATCCCTTATATCCATTTACTTCTCGCCTACCCTTGTAGCCAAAAGCTGCAAAAATAGTTAAAATAGTTAACACAACTTGAGCAATAAGAGTTAAGAAAACAGCACTCTCTGACAAATTCCAGTTTGCATTAATGTAAAAATTACCAAGACTTAAAAGTCCAGTTAAAATCGCTAAAAAAACCATGCTTCCTCCTAAACTTTACTTCCTAGTAATTATATCCAAATACCTTTTTAAAATAAATACTATTTTACAGTCTTAACTATTTTTTAACCTTTTCTTTTTTAATATCCTTAGAATTATCCACTGCCTTTTCCTCTTTTACTTCCTTATTAATAGGCTCTTCTTTAGCCTTTACCTCTACATTTTCTACTTCTTCACCTTCATTTTTCACTTCTTCGACAACAAGTTCTTCCTCTTCACCGTTTTTCTCAAACTCCAACTTGTCCAACTCGTCCTTAACATCATCAACCCAAGAAAGTAGAGAAATTAAAGTAGACTTAGAAAGCTCACCACCAGAATCAACAAAAGACTTAACCTCACTCCAGTAGTCCTTAGGAACATTCTCCGTAAACTCAATCTGTAAATCCTTAGGGTCAACAAAAAACTCACTCACCTTAGACTTAACAGCATTAATAAGACCATACCTCTTTTTAATAGCCTTCTTGTAATAACTCTCCTTAGTAGACCTTAACTGCTCAACACCCCAAAGCTTGTACTTTTGAGCCTCACCACTTGCCACCTGAGAAAAGCTCTCGTCGTCCAAAGAAGGAGTTAAAGTGTACTTGTGAATATCCGTTTCAAGCCTTTTCTTGTAAGCTTCCGTTCCAGCAACATCATACTGTTTGTAAATATAATTAGCGTCAATCTTGTTACCGCCACCGCCAACAGAAACACCACTCTTTAAAATTAACATATTAGCGTCCTTGTCATACTTAAGACCAGTACTGTCCAAGTCCCCACTAATAACAAGAAGAGCCTCATTAAAATCAGTCATATAATTAGCAGTATCAGCCTGTGCAAAATCATACAAATCAATTAAAGTTAAAACTTCCTCAAAGTCCCCAGTCCTAGTTTCATTATTAAACCAGTCGATAATTTGAATCTCTTCCCTAATATTTTCCTGAGTCTTTTCCTCGTCAATAAAAACCTCAACATTATCAGTCGTAGTTTCCTTACAATAGTAAACCGCGTCCTTAGTGTAAAGTTCAATATTAATAATTTCCTTTTCGTCCTTAACATACCTAGGACAACGAACCGCCATAATAGGACGTCTTTCAACAGTATTGTCATAAATCATAAAAGTTTCAAAAACAGAAGACTTAGAAATTTTGTCCTCGTCATCTTCATTTCTATAATGCAGTTCAAAAGCCCTGCCATACACAGAACAGTCGTACCCTAAAGAAGAATTTAACTCGTCAATATTATTAACCTCAGAAACCTCCTTTAAAACATCAGCCTCTTCATCGTTAATATTACCGTCTTTCTCCTCATCCTCCAAAGAGCCAACCTTCTTGTTAGTAACCTTAACAGGAATACCAAACAAATAACCAGTGTTAATCTTAGAAATATAACCACCAAAATTGTGAGCAACCCTATAATCTGCCCTTTCCCTGTTCTTTCTCGAAAGCCTGTGCATAATACCGTAATTCTTACCATTAGCATAACTTTCCAAAATCTTTAACCTTGGAACCTCAACATTTAAAAACCTCTCAACAAACGTTTCAATATCCTTAGTATTACTTAACAAATCCTCAACATTAGAATATAAAAAAAGCTCGTTACTACCCTCAGGAATATACACATTAGTAAACAAGCTCTTTGGAATATTCATATTTCTTTCCCATTCATTCACTTTATACAAAACTTCACCCTCTATCCAAAAATATTTCTTAACTTAATCTCATTGCCTAAACCGTCCGAAGTAGGTAAAAGCCTACCAATAAAATCCTCAAAAGAATACTCAAAAGCATCCAGAGTATCAATATCAGAAGAAAAATCGTCCAGCCTAGAATCCTCCAATCTTTTAGGATCCCAACTCGCCATACACAAAGCCTCCACCAAACTGTCCGACCCCTTAACAACAAAAAATCTACCTTGAGCAATTAAAGAATTAACCGCCCTAATCCTACCAATAACACTAGACTTTCTCGCAAGTTCAACAACAAGCCTAAACCCCTCACGAGCCAAAGCGTTATTCATTCCCCTAATCAAAACAGACTCAACATTATCAGCCTTAATAGAAGAAATAAACCCATAACAATTTAAAATCTTTCTAACAAAATCAATAAAATCCCTGTTTAAATCCTCAGGAGAACCAGGTTCAACACGAACACTGTCAAGAACAACCAAATTCCTAAACCCCTTGGTAATGCCAGACGCAACAAAAGCGTGTTTCGACTTGTCCCCGCCAAAATCCACGCCAATATTAATAGACATTAAATTGTTACATTCACTAACTGTAAAATCGTCAGGACTATCAGCAAAAGACCTGTAAATAAGACCTTCAGCAATAACCCTTAAACCTAAAATATCCCTTTTATACCAAATACTATTAGAATCATACTCCGACTCAATCTCCAAAACCCGCTCTGGAGTCAAAGTGTTGTTATCCCTAATAGTAAAATGTTCATAATTAATACCACTAGGAAACTCCCCACGTTTCTGTAAATCCAAAAACCTGTCAATATAGTCCTCATAAATCCAGTGCTTAGGATGGTCAGGGTTTAAATCCCAAAAAAACCTTCTCTCCTTAGACACCAAAGTACGAGCAATCATCTCCTTAATAGAATCCTTGTGGTGTAAATTCACTTCCGTAGAAATAACCTTCTCGTAAGTATTTCCCCTAATACGCTTGTAACTGTCAGCCTTAGCACCACCAGCAAAAACCACAATCTTTTCCTTGAAACCAGTAGAAGCCCCCTTAATAATAAGAGCCTCGTTGTTCTTGTACTTGCTCCAGTTACATTGTCCACGAAAAATACTCTCCAAACCAAAACCGTTACAATCACCAATATTTAACTTGGCATTACCCACAGTAGAACCAGTAGCAAGGTGAATACGCTGACTTGACCGCATAATATCATTAGCAAAAGCAAAAACATTGTCAACAGTCTTACCCGCCCTAACAGCACCCTCAGCAATATTGTAAGTATTTCCCCTGCAATTTCTTATGTAATTTTTGTGCTTGTCAGAAAAAATAAAATCCAACGTCTTACGCTTCTTAATATTATGCATTCATATCACCTCACTTTTATAATTCACAGCTTCGTTAACCAAATCAAAGATTTGGACTTCGCTGTATCTGACCTACATCGCCTTGCAAAATATTCAAGTCGTGTTAGGTCATTAAAAAAACAACCTACCATTGTAGGTTGTTTTATCCAATAATAATAGATAGTATATAAGTTGTTATTAGTACCATAATTAAACTAAATATTGAAAAATCCAATATCTTTTTAAGTCTATTTTCTTCTATATCTCCATGAATTTTTCTCATTATGCTATATATAGTATATACACTAATTATTAATATAATATTAGTAGCAGCCATTACACCTATAACATTATAAATAGTTTCAAATTTTTCATATGATCCTGCAAATATTGATGCATTAACTGAGATTATTGTAAATGCTGTAAATATTAAGGTTGTTACACCTATAACATCTATACTATGTTTCTCCAAATTTTTTTCTATTTTTTTGTATTTATTCTCTATTTCTGATTGAGCTATCTTATTTTTACTAATAGTTTCTTTCAGTTTATTTTCTGCCATTATTAACTTTTTTTCATACTCACGAAATTCTTTATCTGTTCTTTCTTTCCTTGTTTTTTCTAATATTAAATGATCATATAACTTATTTAATGCTTGTAGTTTCTGTTCATTCTTATCCTTTATTTCTCCTAACCATTCTATTAAATATTCTACACTCTCACTTTTAGCTTCATAAACAAAATCAGATATCTCTGAGTAATAATGTTTATACTTAATTTTATCTATACCCCAATAAAATAAAATTATCTCTCTTTTACATTGATTTTTATACTCTTCGTCTTCTCTAAATTCATCGCTATCTGTAAGTTTTAATTTCTCACCAATTCCTTCTTTATATATTAATACTCCCATAGCGATATTTCATCCTTAAAATATTCTCTTATTTTACATTTTTCAATAATATCACTTCTTTTAGTACTTTCCCAAGGAGCTTCATTATGAGTTTTTTCTACTAAGTCAAATGCTGTAAAATCTTTATATCTATTGTATATTTCTCTAATTATTTTTCCATCTTCTTTACATATAATATCTTCTGGATTAAAATTAATATAATCAAAACTTTCTATATCAAATTTCTCTTCTACTCTTTTTTTTATATCTTTATTTATATTTATTTTATATTCATCATAAGCTTCTTTTACAACTGGACCATAATCCCATGCAAGTATATCTTCTTTAAAAGCAGGTTGGTCTTTTTCTTTATAAAATTCTCCTTGAATATAATATAGTAATTTTTGTAGTTTCAAATTAGATATAGGATTTCCTTCATCAATAGCATAATTTATTAAATATGCTGCAATATCTAATACATTATATATTTTCATTTTAAAACCTCCCTCTCTTTTGATTTAAAAGTATCTATAGTATATACGAACTAAAGTTCTTATGCAATAGTTTATAAATTTATTTGTAACTTCAAGATATTAATTTTGTTATTCCCATTTCAAAATTAATATCTTCTATCTTCCAAAATAAAAAAACAACCCTTTCGAGTTGTCTAATCTATTTTTCTTCTGTTCTTTTAAACACATTTAAAGACAGTCCTATATCTCCTTTAAGGTCTCCAGCTCCCATAACCAACATAGTTTTTTCATCAACAAATAAGTAAATCCCTTGAATATTGTGTCTAAAATCTTTACTTGGTTTACCGTCTGCATCAGTAAAATATTCTTCCATTCCCTTAGCCATACCTAAAGTATTTATAATGTAGTAACAGTTGTCTAAATTTTCAACCTCATAACCAAAATGTTTTATATAATTTTTTATTTCTTCTTCAGTAATAAACTTGTCATATTTAAGGTTGTACTCGTCTAAATAACTTTCTAAGTCGTTAAAAGCAACAGTTGGTCCTGAAATTTTTTGAATATTATTATTTTTAACACTAATTTTTTTACCGTACAAAGCCAAAGACAGTTTATAATGAATTTTCACCGTATCATCATCTACATTTCCAGCCTCTAAAACTTTTCCATCTTCTATAGTTACAAGAGAATCTTTGTCCTCAAGGTTCCAATAAATATACGTCTTTTCTCTTTCCCAAGTACCATTAATGTCAATCTTCTTGTCCTCTTCTTTCTTACTTGCACAACCAGTAAAAAACACTAATAGTAGAAGTAAAAAAACTAATAATCTCTTTTTCATAAAATCTCCTAAAAAATATAAATATATTTAGTATATTATACACAATATGATAAATTATATCATATTCATACCTGCATCCAAAGACTACAAGCATATGCTACAATATCATTAGGTGATGACATGAATCTTAAAACTATACTTAAAAATCCAATAATCAAATTTTCTTTAGGCTATTTATTATTTAATTTTATAATAATAGGCTTAATAATATTGTCTGATAATCTCTATCCACCAGATAAAACCTCTGAATTTCCATTTCCAAATAATTTTGTTTTTTTTATGAGCTTATTATATATTTTTGGTATTTTTGATATCGTTTTTTATTCTATTTTTATTAATAAAAAACTTGTAAATTACAAAAAATCTACACTTAAATTTATAATTATTTTTCTAACTATACAAACTCATATATTATTTTTTCTTATCTATACTAAAACTGAACAACCTTGGCTCCTTTTCAATTCTTTCATTTTTTCAATTCCATATTATTTAGAATTTTTAATAATCTATTTTATCAAAAAAAGAAGCTACCTAAAAAGATAACTTCTTTTTTACTTCCAAAACACACCTGTGTTACAATATCATTAGGTGATGACATGAATCTTAAAACTATACTTAAAAATCCAGTAATAAAATTTTCTTTAAGCTATTTATTATTTAATTTTATATTCCTTGGTGGAATATACTTACTAAAAATAATACTTATCCCCGAAGATGCACAAGGTATAGATTTACTTGGTCCAGATTTTTTATTCATTATATCTATACTATATAGTTTAGGTTTTTTTAACATAATTTTCTTTTTTGCTTTTATTAATAAAATTTTTATAAATTATGATAAGACTATTTTAAAATTTATAATTGTTTTTTTAGCTATATATTTGCATTCATATTTTCATTTTATCAATAGTATGAATAAAACAGCTATAATTTTAAAACATTCATTTTTATTATCTTTGTTTTACTATGCTGAATTTCTAATAGTCTATTTTAGAAAAAAATAAACTACCTAAAAAGGTAACTTATTTTCTACTCCTAAAACACACCTGTGTTACAATATCATTAGGTGATAACATGAATCTTAAAACTATGCTTAAAAATCCAGTAGTCAAATTTTCTTTAGGCTATTTATTATTTAATTTTATAATAATAGGCTCAATAATATTGTCTGATAATCTCTATCCACCAGATGAAACTGCTGAATTTCCATTTCCAAATAATTTTGTTTTTTTTATGAGCTTATTATATATTTTTGGTATTTTTGATATTGTTTTTTATTCTATTTTTATTAATAAAAAACTTGTAAATTACAAAAAATCTACACTTAAATTTATAATTATTTTTCTAACTATACAAACTCATATATTATTTTTTCTTATCTATACTAAAACTGAACAACCTTGGCTCCTTTTCAATTCTTTCATTTTTTCAATTCCATATTATTTAGAATTTTTAATAATCTATTTTATAAAAAAAAGAAGCTACCTAAAAAGATAACTTCTTTTGTATTATATTGCTTTTATATATAAATAATTTGCAAATGCATTACAAGCAGCTATCTGTTCTTCTTCTGTTGAATCTCCTGCTAATTCTAATAATCCAAATTTGTAAATTCCTTCTAAAAACCCTGTCATCTTTACCAGAATATCTTCATCTAATTTATTAATGTTGGAAAAATCCAATCCGTCATATTTATACTGTGAATATCTCTTAGATTCACTTACAGTATTATAGTATTCTCTCATTACACTGCTTAAAGTATGTGCACTATTTTTTCCATCCAAAAGTTTAGAAAGTGCTATAGCATCGCCATCATCACACAGGTCAGTATAATTACATCGAATTTTTAATTCAAAATTTGCTCCATTTTTTTCAAAATATGGTGACAATTTACTCGGATGTGCTCCTATTAAAGAATTAGCCACTCTTTGCAAATCTAAATTAGGATATTTTTTCATATAATTGTGAACATCGCTCATTCCCGTTGCCAAGTCACCGCCCCAGCCAGTCCAAAAATCTGGTGCTGGACTTGCTATACTGTAGGCTAATGTAGTTAAAGCTAAATGTGCAACGTCATTTAATCCACCAATATTATCTTTTACATCGTTTCTTTTGGCTCCAATAAAAGGCTCTAATTTATTTACTAATTCTTTCTTTCTGTCGTTCATAAAAGAATCAAATATAATATCGAAAGGTTCTACAGATAATTCAAATTTAACATCTTTAAGATAATCTTTACTTAAATAATTTAATACTCCTAATTTAATATCTTTTGGAGGAAATTCCTTAGCAACATGATGCTCCAAATAATCTCCCTCTTTATATTCTTTATAAGCTAATTCTAACTCTTCTATAAGTGAAATAGCATCAAATATAGTTTTTGAAACTCCACTAGTATCTGGTTTAGGTGGAATTTCATAATTTATGTCATATTTTCCCACTGTATCACAAGCTGGAATTCTACCACTGTATGCAACCTTGTCTAAATCCCACTTTCCACCGTATCCTTTTATCTCGTGGAACTGGTCGTAGTTCCAGTTGTTTGGTATAGGAAAACCTAAGTTTCCACTAAAACCTGTTGACATGTCTGACACAAAACTAGAAACTGAAAGTCCTTCCTTTGCAACCCTCGTACAAACATTTCTCGAAGCGTAAATACCAACATTATAAGTATCAGAAATATAATCGTTTATTCCTCTAAAGTAAGGAATAATGTGAGAATCAACTTGAACGTCCATTATGTCCATATCGACAGCAAAGTAAATAGTCGTTTCAGGAATATCAAGTCTAACTGCTGCTTCTGTAGCTTTTATAGCATGTTCTTTTCCTTTTGCATAAGAAAAATCACTTAATTCTCTTGCACTTTCTTGGAAAATAGGAAAATACTTAAGCCCACCTTTTACTATTCTATTAAGTTCTCCATCTCTAATCTCTTTAAAAGAACCCCCTGTTAAATACCTTCCTACAATCTTGTATCCGTCAGCTTTTAACTTGCTTAGTAACTCGTCAGTAATTTCAAATCTTGTATCACAAGCATCTGCTTTTCTGTTAGGGTCACCCTTACTAATAAATAAAGACATCCAAGTAGTCTTATCTAGAATGCCTGTTTGAGGTAAACCATAATCTTTTTGAAAATCATTAATATTAATAGCTAAACTAGAAGACCAAGTACTACTTGGAGAAACATCATAACCGTTACAAATAAGTGCCGTTTGTGCCAGCCAAACCCACTCACTATAAGAAGATGCATTACTAGAAGAAATAGTTACAAGTTTACTAGTAGTCCCTGTACCAAAGTTTCCAGTAGCTTCACTAGGGCTAAAACCTTCAATCTTTTGTAACACCTTAATCAAAGCCTTGTTCATCTCTCTACCATACAAGCCGTCACATGGTATAATTCCAGTGTAATTCTTGTAATTTCTATTAATAGTCTGCTGTAAATCACGAATAGCAGGCTTTCCACCATATCTAGTCAAAAGAACAAACTGGTTCATAGAAAGCAAAGCTTCCATTATCTCCAAAGTAACAGTAGAATCACCAGAAAGACCCATGTCGCTTTTTAACTCTTTAATAGCATTACCAGTACCACTATAAAAATCCCCAGTTATATGAGAGCCCGTTGAATACCCCTTACACCACAATGCACCTTGAATAATAGAATAAACATTGTTAGTAGTTTTATCCGTTGAACTTTGTTCTTTAATGCCATTAGGATACTTTTCCTTAAACTTATTTTTAGTACCAGTCCCAAAATTAGCTGCAGTTTGTGCAATACCAAGCTCAATTTGAAGTGCTATAATAAGAGTGTTAATAGTGTTCCACCCAGTAAACCCATCTTCTGAAACCTTCTTGTACCTTGAATCTCCACCATATGTCTTGTTCAACCACTGTTGCGTTTCTAAAACCATTTCGTCCATTAAAATACCTCCTGCTTTTTTATACTAAAAAACCTCGTAGAACAATTTCTACAAGGCTTTAATATATCTTTTTTTATTAAATTCAAATAATATTTTCTAGTTATACAAATTCAATGAATAATTTTTAATATTCTTTATCTAAAATTACTTAAATTTACTATATACAACTTCTAATACTATCTTTATCAAAAAAAGATGCTTTCTGTTAATATAACTTATTTTTATTCTTCTTGTTCATCTTTAATTATCTTTATAATCTTATTCCCATAGTCAATTTCCAACGAACAATAATAGGTCGACATATCATAAATACGTACATAAGATTCTTCAATTATTCCATCAAATACCTCTTCTCTATCCAATGTAACTGCCTTTATTACAACTTTATTCCCATTAGAAAATACTTCTAGTTCAAATCCTTCTGAAATTAAGATCCATCCATTAAACATTTCTTTTTTGCTTGTTTTTTCCTTGCTCATAAAATCCTCCTATATGCTTATAGATTACTTATACCTGCAATAGCTAAAATCAAACAAAATCAACTCTCTTTTCCATAAATCGCTTCCTCAATCTCTGTCAAATCTTCAATCTCTTCAGCAACACCTTTAATCTTGTTAACTTCTGCCTTTTTCTTTTCAATCTCAACAACTAACTTTTCGTTTTCAAGTACATTCTTAGAAATTAGAAGTTCTTCCTCATAGTCAGAACACTGCCTGTCCTTCCAATTTCTAGGATTTCTGTTCTTTAGCCAAAAAATTTGAGCCGTTCTGTCAGGAGGAACGTGTTTTTTAACCCGTTTAGTTTCAACCATTTCCATCTCCCCAGTTTCAGAGTTTTTCTTAAGCTCCCTTGTAACCTCTTCATAGTCATACCCTAAAGCCTTTCTATACAAAGCACTTTCTACGTGTAAATCACAATACTCTTTTCCTTTTTTTAAAGCATTGTCTATCTTTTTGTACTTCTTTCTCCAGCTGTAAAGAGTATTTACAGCAATTCCAATCCTTTTAGCTATCTCTTCGTCAGTAAAACCACTTCTAGCCCAAGCCTCTAATAATATTAAATTGTCCTTTTCTAGCCACTCCTCGTACTTTCCCTGAGCCATTTAACCACCCGTTACACCAATACTTTCTATTTAAAATCATTTAAATTACCTCATTATTACTCTCGTAAAATCAATAAATTTTATACCATTCTAATAAAACTTTAAGTAATCTTTTACAATAAAAAAGCAGCTCCTTAAGCTGCTACAATAAAATCTATATTAAAAAATTACCCTCTAAATCAATATTTTCAATTAACCAATTTGCTATACCGTCATTCTCGTTAGAACCACAAATATAGTCAGCCACTTTCTTAACTTCATCCAAAGCATTTTCCATAGCAACACCAACACCGCAATTTTTCAACATGTCCAAATCATTTAAATCATCTCCAAAAGCAACAACCTCAGAAACATCAATATTCCAAAAATCAGCTAACTTAGAAATAGCTTTAAATTTAGTAGCTTCCTCATTCATAATTTGAGCAAGATTGTCCCTGCTTACAGTCATATAAAGCCCTTCTGGAATTAAACTCTCCAAAAACTTAACATCTTCATTACCAGAAACAACCATATACAACTTTTCAACATCTTCTTCTAAATTAGAAAAATCTACAATCTCGTAATTTTTAATATTACCCCACTCTTTATTCACATCAAAATCAGCAAAATGCTTGTCACCAGTAACAGCTGCAGTCTTAAGACCATAACTACTAGACTTTAAAAGAATATCTCTTGCTATGTCCATAGAAACACGCTTCTTGTAAACATAACTATCACCGTTAAAAGCTGCTGCCCCGTTCATAAGAACATAACCACTAAAATTGTAATCTGGCAACATAACCTTAACAGAACTACCCCTTGCAGTAGCATACGCAACCTTAAAACCATTACTTTGGTACTTACTTAAAGTCTTAAGCGTAAAATCAGAAATAGACTTGTCATCTCTAAATAAAGAACAATCTAAATCCATAACAATCATTTTTACCATAGCATAACCTCCAGTTATAACTATCATCTTATTAGCAATATTAATACTTCTCATATTAATTATACATAATATAAATAAAAAATGCACTTTTTTATAGTTCCTGAGCAAAACAATTATAACTAGTAAAATATTTTTTATTAATTTTCTAAACTTTTTCTAATTGTATTATCCCACAACTCATTTTCAAAAAGAAGTGTCCACACAAGACAGAAAGTGACAACATAATAATAAAACAAAAATAAACTATAAAATACCATTTATTTATTCTTAAGTATATTTTTATCTAGCATATACTTTTTTAAATATTTCCCAGTTAACGAACTTTTTGACTCTATAATATCACATGGTATTCCTTCAAAAATAACTTCTCCACCATCTTGACCAGCTCCTAATCCCATATCAATTACCCAGTCAGCTTTAGTAATTACATCCATACTATGTTCAATAACAATTACAGTATTTCCCTTATCCACTAAACAATCCAATACTTTCATTAACCGTTCTATATCAGAAATATGAAGTCCTGTAGTAGGCTCATCAATAACATATAAATTTCCTTTCATCTTTAACTCTGACGAAAGTTTTAACCTTTGCAACTCCCCACCAGATAAAGTATCTAAAGACTGTCCCAAAGTAATATATCCTATTCCCACTTCTTCTAATCTTCCTAATACATCTGAAATTCTAGTATCAACAAAAAACTTTCTCGCCTCTTCAACTGTCATTCTTAAAACTTCATCAATGTTTTTTCCACAATACTCATACTTTAAAACTTCATCTTTATACCTTTTTCCTTCACATGCATCACATTTAGTTGACACTGTATCCATAAAAGCAAGTTCAATATAAACTTTACCAAGTCCCTTGCAAACAGGACAAGCCCCTTCTGAATTGTAGCTAAACAATGATGATTTTACGTGGTTTTCTTTTGCAAACAACTTTCTAATATAATCAAAAATACCTGAAAAGGTAGCAATATTCGAACGTTTTGAAACATGTACTTCCTTTTGATTTATGTTAATACAATCTGGATATTGTCTTACTAACTCTTCATTTACAAGAGTGCTTTTACCAGACCCTGCCACTCCTGTAACCACAGTAAGAACACCCTTAGGAATTTTTACACTTACATTTTTTAAATTATGTAGTGTCGCATTCTTTACTTCAATATAACCTTTAGCTTTTCTAATAGAACTCTTAAAATGTACTTTATTGAAAAGATTTCTAGCTGTTAAAGTATTTGCTCCCTTTAACTCATCGTAACTTCCTTCAAAAACAACTTCCCCACCTCTTGTTCCCGCAAAAGGTCCCATGTCCACAACATGGTCAGCAATTTTTATAATATCTGGGTCATGCTCCACAATAAATACAGTATTTCCCTTATCCCTTAACAATTTTAGTAAATTATTAATCTTGTCAATATTATATGGGTGTAGACCAATACTTGGCTCGTCAAAAATATACAACACATCAGAAAGACTACTTCCCAGTTGCTTTACAATCTTAATTCTCTGAGATTCTCCTCCTGAAAGCGTTACAGTTTCCCTGTCAAGACTTAAATATCCCAAACCAACAGAAATCATCTGCTCCAAGCTTTGTTTAATTGTATCAATCACCGTTTTTAAAGTAGGACTGTGAATCGAACACATAAACTTAAATAATTCATCTATCTGCATAGCTGTACAATCAGAAATATCCTTTCCTTCAACCTTACAAGACAAAATAAGATTATTTAATCTCTTCCCCTCACATACTGGACAAACACCTTTTGTAACTATTTTACTAATCTCTTTTCTATAATTCTTCCCCTCTCTGCTTTCTTCTCTCAAAAAACTTCTTTCAATCCTTGGAATTATCCCCTCATACACACCACTTTTAGGATAACTTGGTGCTTGATTTTTTAACTTATAATTATTTTCATACAATAACAAATCCAACTCTTCCTTGCTAAAATCCCTTAACTTCTTACTATTATCAAATAATCCAGAATCAATGTAGCGAGAAATACGCCAACTATTCACCCCAAAACCAGGAAATAAAATAGCCCCCTCATTTAAAGACTTGTCTTTATCTATCAAAGCATCGACATCTATAGTCTTTACTTTTCCAATTCCACCGCATCTTTCACACATCCCCTTTGGATTATTAAAAGAAAATACATCTGAATATCCAACAAACGGATTTCCCATTCGAGAATACAACAAACGTAACATAGAATAAATATCAGTTATAGTACCTACCGTTGAACGTGCATTTCCTCCCATACGCTTTTGATTAATAACAAAAGAAACAGGCAAACTCTCAATTTTATCTACATCAGGCTCCCCATAATAAGGCAATCTGTTTCTTATATAACTACTGTAAGTTTCATTTAGTTGACGTTGAGACTCTGCTCCAATAGTATCAAAAACAAGAGAAGACTTTCCAGAACCAGACACCCCCGTAAACACCGTAATCTTCTTTTTTGGAATCCTAACAGTAACATTTTTCAAATTTTTCTCCCTAGCTCCAGAAATCAAAATATAATCTTGACCCATATAACCCTCCTTGTAAAAATAATAAATAAATTGTATCATTTAAATATGACAATAAATGACATATATAGAAAGAAAGACCTATCATGAAAAAATCACAAAGACTAGTAGAATTACAACGATATATAAACACAAAAAAAGAATTTACAGCCCAAGAAATTGCCAACGAATTTAATATTTCCATAAGAACAGTACACAGAGATATGCTTGAACTAGCAGACTTAGGAGTATATTATTATACAAAAAAAGGTTGCAACGGCGGGTACCGCTTGCTATCCACAAAACTACTACCTCCAGTTAACCTAACCGAAAAAGAATCCCTTGCTGTTTTCTTTGCCAGTCACTCACTAACATACTACACATCACTTCCTTTCGACATAGACTTAAAATCCGTCATGAGAAAACTATACGAAAACTTGCCAGAAGATAGCAAAAAAACTGTCGACAAAATGAAAACCATACTATTTTTTAAAAATAAAAAACGAGACGTAAAAAATGACCACCTCTCAAAAATACTAGACTACTGTGGAACAAATAACATCTTTGAACTACAATACAATTCCATCTCAGAAGTAAAAAAATATAAAATAGTCTTCATTTGCCTGTATAGTGAAAATGGATTTTGGTATGTTCCCTCTTTAGACCTAAAAGAAAATAAAATCAAACACTACAGAGTTGACAGAATACTCCAAATAGCAGAAACAAACCAAAAATATGAGAATATAGACAAATTAGTAGAAAAAAGCTTTGACTTTACTAACTTTGAAAATCCCATTAAACTTTATGTACAACTAACTAAATTGGGAATTCGAGCATGCAAAGATAACCCTTACCTTAACTCAAATATTAAAATAGACAAAAACGGCGAAAGTGGATTTCTAACTGAAATAATAGATAAAAAAGACATAAAATTTTTTGGAGATTTTTTCATACAACTATCTAAAAATGCTATTGTTGTAGAACCACTAGAAATGAAAAGCTATATCTATGAAAAAGCCCTAGAACTTAAAAACATATATGAAAACCATAAATAAAAATTAGAGGGAGTCAATTTCCTCCCTCTACAAATCTTGACATCAAGCTATCACCTTCTAAAAATACTCCTTATTCGCTTACTTACAACCTTGAAATTAATAAAAATTTGACTGCTCTTGGTGGTTACACTCTCTATACCTGTTTACATAATATAAATTTCAGTATACAATTCTCCATTAATAATATCTTTCAAATAAATACCATCTATGTTTAGCTCATCTACAAATTTTAATAACCTATCCCTATCTTCAAAATCACATATTACTACTTCAATACTTACAGACGATGTTACTATAAAATGCCATACAGAACCATCTACACTATTTTCATTAGGTCCATTAACTATCCCAAACTTAGCTCCATTAAATTCAAAATCCATTTCATGACCTATTACTAAATCTTCCTTAAAATTATCAAACGTATAATCAGACATATACTCATCTCCTTCCTTAATAATTGTCATAATCAATCTAAATCTTGGTGGTTACACTATCTATACCTGTTTACATAATATACAATTCAGTATGCAGTTCTCCATTAATAATATCTTTCAAAGCGATTCCATCTATATATAATTCGTCTACAAATTTCAATAGCCTTTCCCTATCTTCAAAATCGCAAATAACTACGCCAACATCGACATTTGATAATATGCTAAAATACCATACTGCCTCATCTACACTATTCTCATCAGGAATATTAATTATTGAAAATCCTGCTCCATTAAACTTAAATTCCATTTCACGACCCATAACTAAATCTTCCTTAAAATTATCAAACGTGTAATCCGACATATACTCGTCCCCTTCTTCTATAAATTCTGTACTCGACCTAACATCATTTTTCCAAATATGTTTGTGAGGAAACTCCATACTTCCAGAGTGAAAATAATCTATATCTATCTTAGCATTCCCCTCGTCATCATAAAATCTTCTTTGCACAAACTTTTCATTTACAATCAAATTATCAAAAGTATTTTTGTAGCTTCTTTTTTCTAAAGCATTTCTAGTTTTTTTAACTTCCACTTTCTCTATTTTTTCTACTTTATTCTTTCTACTCCTTCTACTGTTCTTTTGTTTTTTTCTCGTTTTACTCTTTTTCATTTTATTCACACCCATATATTTAAAATTCTATACCTTTACTAGCTTATTAAATAATAAAACCAAACTTCAAAAAATAATTCTCCTTAATAACCCTACAACAAACTAATTTCCTTCATAACCCAAAATATTTTTAAATAATTCAGCCTTTTCCTCTTTTAAAACATATGTACTATCAGAGTTCCAAAAATTAATATAAGAATTACCATCCTTATCGTCTAAAAATACAGCTAATAGATATATTGATTCTTTATAATCAACTTCTTCATCCTCTTTCCAAGTACTATCCCCACCAGCCAACACATAGTACATTTTTTCAAAATCATCAAACACTATTTCGTCTGTATATAAATTTAGATTTTCAATACTTTTAGTACCTAACTCATCCCAAATACTTGTAAAAGATTCAATAGAAACTTTGTCATCAATTACCTTTATAGGATTCGTATTCGGAAATTTATAAGGATCCTCTTTCTCCATTTCATATAGTTCAAGCCTTTTTATCTCTGCCATATCACTACCTATATCTTCTTCAACACTATTTGCCATATATTCTACATATAAAAATAACCCAACAACCATTATTATCGCAGCCATAAAAATACTAAACCTTAAAACATATTTTTTTCTCATACCTTATCACCACTTCTAAAGAATCACTAAATTACAAATTTAAGATAAAAATCAAAACTTCCCCTATCTGTAAAATTAATATAAACCACTTTCCTTACCATTGTAGACTATCAACTCAATTAACCTGGTTTGAAAATACAAATACTCATGGTGCTGGCTTTCACCATCATCTTCCTCATAGTAAAAACCTTCAACTTTCCCCAGTTTGTTATACCTGTTTTGATATAACTCATCTAATATATCCATAAAATCCCCACGCATCTTAACCTTCAAAAGTCCCCTTCTAGTAGTTAAATCAAACCCTTTTCCAGTATAATCCTCAGCCTCTCTTTTTAAAAAACTGTAAAATCCAGGGTATTTATCTACCAAATCAGAAACTTCACCATAAATATGATTAAAATAAATAGTTATAGGAATAAATAAAATTAATAAAACTACTAATATCTTCTTTACATGCTTTGTACTTTTCATCTATTCAAAATCCTCAATCCATTAATATTTAACACCTTACCAATATATACAAATAACAACTATCTTTCGTTACAAAAATAGGAGAAGAATTAAATCTTCCCCTATTTGTAAAATTTAATATACTCACAATCTTACCATATTACCAACCTGTTCTATTCTCCTTAACTACCTCACCTGTTATCTCGTCTAAAATATAGAATCCTAATATTTTTTCTTCTTGAATATCATCTTCGCTACTACTATTTACACTTTCATAATATACAAACTCAGTTTTATTTTCTTCAAAAAAGTTTTCGTTATAGATAAGCCTTTTTGTATGGGGTTTCCCAGTATTTTTTTCATTTTCATTATAGACAATCATATACAATTGTCCTTTAGCAGTATAATCAAACTCTTCGGTGTCAGTAACTTTCTCCCCCTGCTCTTTTAAATAATTAAAAACTTTTATGTACTGTTCGCTTAATTCCTTGTCTTTATCTTCCACTTTAATTTTTTCAAGCTTCTTTTGTTCTTCTTGTTCAGCCTTTTCACTGTTAGTTTCTTCTTCTGGGCTTATACTAGGTTTATTTCTGTAAATGGTAGATTTTATTTCTTCAAATTTTCCATCTTTGTAGTATATTTTAAACTTATTCTCAATCTGTTCATGTCCTTTTAAAGTTATTAAAGCATATTCTTTATCCCATAATACTTTCCAATTATTTTCGCTTAAAAGTATACCTCCATTAGATAATCTCATCTTTTTTAGAGTTTTTACCCTATCATTTTCAAATACAATTTGTATTTCTGATGGACCAACTAAAAATGATTTTCCTATTTCTTGAAAATAAATAGATTTTTCTTCATTGTGTTTCTCATCTATTGTTACAACTCTATATTCTTCGTAATATATAATTATAGCTATTATTATTGTGAGTACTAGTAAAATAATACCTAGTATTCTTAAAAAATTAATTAATTTTTCTTTCATACTCCCCTTAATAACACCTCTATTACAATTCCCTCTATATCCAACTTTTACTATATTTCAAATAAAAATGTAGAAACATATGTCCAAACCAGCAAAAAACTATAAACACCACAATAGAAACTGGAAACATAACAAATTTAACCACTTTAGGAACTGGTCTTTTAACTATCTTTTCAATTATTTCAATAAGTATCCCATCTACAGTATCCCATGCATACCATAAAAGCCCCGCTATAAGAACAATCATTAATATTAAAGTAAATACTGACTTCATAATTTCATCCTATTATATATCTTTAAAATTTAAATATAATCACACTTATTTTGAACATTATACCATACTACAAATAAAAACTATCTTTCGTTACAAAAAATAGGAGAAGAATTAAATCTTCCCCTATTTGTAAAATTTAAAATAACCTTGATTTTATACTATTAAAAATTATAAAATATATCCAAATTTTTAAATTCAGTCCACTCTTTTTTGTTTTTCTCATTTTCTGTTAATTCTATAGCTTTATCAATATAGTGTGTTGCAATTCTAAGAGCATCTGGAAAATATAAGTGAACTATTATAGTAAAAGAAATAACATAATAAACATATGCCAATTCTTCTCTATTTTCTTCTATATTATCTTCTAGAAAATGTGCTTGGTTTAATAGTTTAAAAAAAACATTATTAGTGTCTATTCCCCATTCTTGAAAATCCATAATTTTCATACCTAAATAGTCATCATTTAATATTTTAAATACATCTTCTTTATTTATTGGCGGAGCCCACCAATCTAAAAAATGAAATACTTCTTTTTCTTCATTGTAATAATCATCAATTTTTTTATCTATCTCTTTTTTATCCATTCTATCTTACCCACCCATTTCCAATATCTATTCTTCCGTTTGGGTATTTTCTAAAAGTTACTTCTACTGTCCTACCTTTTATACGTAGCAATCTCTTTCTAACACCTTTATGCGGAAATTCTCTTCCTTCTTTCATTACTTTTTTCATCATTTTTTTAATTTTTTCCCACCTACTTGGATCATTATTCCCTCCATAAAATGAATGCCATTTATGTTTCTTATGCATTATTTTTCCAGCTTTTCCACCCTTTGAATATCCGCCTAGCCTACCTATAGCTCTATCTACTTCTGCATTATACCTAATAGTATTTCTTCTTGCTCTTGCCTTGTTTGAAAAGAAATTTACTGTAGAATTCCAAATTCTAGACCCAACTTTTACTATTTTCTTTCTATTTTTATATACAATATATGTTGTAGCTGCAACTATTAATACTACTGTACCTACACCTGATATATAAACAGATGCTGTAACTAGTACAGAAAACAACTCTTTTAAATACTGTGATAATTTTATATATTGTGAGGATAATGTTGCAAGTTTGCTCTCAATTGTTTCTGTATCGTCATTTAATACTTCTAAAATATATTGTGAATTATTTACACTAACAAAATCTTTAAATTGTTTTATATCCTCTATTTTTAAGTTGTTTGTTAATTCGATTTCCTGTGAACTAAAAGTCTTAATAAGTGGCTCTTTATCCTCATAATTATCTATTTCATCAGATAATATCTCTTCTGCAGATTGTACATTTTTGACTACTTCCAATAAAGTTTCAGAATCTGTGTTTTCTACAAAATCTTTTACTGCTTCTACAGTTTCTATTTGTACTTCTTCATGGAATATTATATCTTCATCACTTGTTTCGCTCAAAATTTCTTCATATTCATTAGAAGATATCTCTTTGCCATTCTCTAAAATAATAGTCTCTCCATCATCGATTACTTCTTCTTTAACTCCTAATACTGCAACCCAGTGATGTTTATTTACAGAGTTTCTTTCATATTTATATCCTATATTAATATACTTCAAAGTTGGGTCATATATATTTCCATAGTCTGTTTCTTTCCACTGCTCAACTATTCTTGATGGCTCCATTTCTCCTAAAGCAATTTCTTCATATATACATTCAGTATCTATTCCTAAAAAAAGTTCCTCTAACTCTCTATCTCCTTCAGAAAAATTAACACTCACTTCACCTGCCCTTATTTGAGCACCTTGACTCATATCATCACGCCATTCTAGCAATTTGAGTCCTTTTTCTTCTCTTTTTTGATTTACTAAATTAAATACTTCTTTTTTTACTGCTTCTACATCTTGTACTTCGCTTGACGAGTACTTCACTAGTTGTTTTAATTCATTTTCTACATTTGTAGATACCACAAATGTTCCACCTAATATTATTACATTTTTTATATTTGGATTACTCTCAATATAAGTTTTTGTTTGTATAGGTAATTCATTAGCCTTTGTCAATAACAATACTGAATTAGTCATTCCTGCTATAGTTGAAGCTGATAATGCATCTGGAAAACCTGTACCTGTAGCTATTATAACAGTATCTATATCTTTGTTTAAATATGTTTTGTACCCTCTAGCTACTGCTGCAGCTGTTCCATACCTGTCTGCTCCTTGGAATCTTACTTTTTCTGATGTTGTTTTTGGTACTGCTGCAGTTCCACCAAAAACATATTTAGGTAATAGCCCATCTTTATATGGTACTAAATGAACATTATCCATCTTTCCTACAAATGGAGCTGCCGCTAATGCATCTGGAAAGTTTGTTCCATTCATTGCTGCTGGCTCTGAAGTTTTTCCACTAAATTCATTTCTTTTTCTAGATATCGCCATTGCTGTTCCATATCTATCTGCGCCAAAAATTCTTTCAGCAAAAGCACCTGTTGTTTCTTCTATTTCTGTAGCTACTTCTTTTGAAATAGCAGCTTCTCCTCCTATAACATATACTGTGCTTACTCCCAGCCTAGCTATTTCTTCTAATGTTCCTTCTGTTATTGAATCTTTAGAAGCTAATAACAAAGGTGCTTTCAACTGTGTCGCAAGAGTTCCTCCTGCTAATGCATCTGCAAAGTCATCACCACTTGCTATTACTGCATACTCTGAACTGTAGTAAGTTTTTTGACTCGCTTTTACAGAAGTGTCAAATTTATCATTTCCTGCTATTCTTACTACACTACTTCCTGTACTACTTGCCTTTGATATATTTGGTAATATTAATGTTGGTACTATGTTAAGTAACATTACCAATACCATTGTAAAACTAGTTATTCTTTTTTTTATTTTCCTTACTCCTTTTTATTAAAGTATTCTAATTATACTACTTTAAATAATTAAAGGGTTACAGTCTGGTTACAATCGTTTTCTTTTTTAAAAACACCTTCATTCCCTAAGTATCAAGCTATTTTATATTATTATAGAAAACGTTTTTTATTTAGTTATTGTCGATTCAACAAAAAAGACACTCTTCGAGTGCCTTATAATTCCAAATTCTTTATCGCTTCTTTATGTCGTCTTTTTATTGTTCTTTCACTTAAAAACATTCTTTCTGCTACTGCTTGTATTGTGTATTTATCATAGTAAATAAGTTTTAAAACCTCTCTATGTTCGCAGTTTTCCAGCTTTTCAATTGCCTCTTCTATCCTATTTGTCAAAATCTTCTTGCGTCTAATATTATTTAGTAAAATCTTAACCTCGTCTAAGTACTCGTCAACGTAGTCTGTAAACTCCTTTGCTATTCCACCTTTTGGCATGTCCGACCAAATAGCACTTTTAACGCCAGTCATACTCTCCATTCTGTCTTTTAAATACTTAATTCTTCTTTCTTTTCTTTCAATGTCTTCTTCCATATACTTAAAACTTCTTAAAAAATCTTTCTTTCTCTTATACTCTCTGCTTTCAAGTTCAGTCATTTAGCACCTCTTTTTCTTTAGCCCTATTCTTTAACCCTACTAAAAAGGAATGTCGTCATCACCTATTAAAAAAGCATCGTCTTCAAAACCATAACTATTTTCTGAAACACTTTCGTCTTTTTTAACACTTTCTAAAAACTCCACCCTCTCAACTAAAACTTCAGTCTTGTAAATCTTTCTTCCTTCTTTCTCAACAAAACTTGTTTGTAACTTGCCGTTAACTCCAACCTGACTTCCCTTGTCCATGTAACTCGCTATAAGTTCAGCAGTTTTTCCCCAAGCAATACAGTTAATAAAGTCAGCCGTTTGCTTGTTTAAACTTTCAAGCTCTCTTTTCTTCTCTTTAGACAATTCCCTGGAAATTGCAACAGTAAACCTGCACATAGCCTTTCCACTATTTGTGTATCTAAGCTCTGGACTTCTCGTAAGCCTTCCAATTAAACAAACATTATTCATTTAGCCCCTCCGCTTTAGTTCTACATTCTTCTAAATGCTTAATTAACCTTTCATTCTCTCTTTTTAAATACTTATTTTCAGTTTGTTGAGACGCTATTGTCATCATCATTAAACAAATTAACACCATTTCTATTATTGCTATACCTACTACCATTTCTTCCTCCTACTTTAATTAAATTTCCTTAATCTCGTAACAATTTGGATATTTGTGAATTGTAAAATTATACCCTGCCTTTGTTACACCCAGGTAAAACCTCTTGTACTCTTTTACAATTTTCCCCTCGTAAAAACAAAACTCCAGTTCCTGCTGCGGAGTGTTGTCCTTAAACTTGTAGATTTTTCCAACAACAAGCTTAACTCCTTCACTTTGCTTAACCTCTTGTAGTAAACTCTTTACTATTCTCTTATTTGCGTACTGTTTTCTTTCAAACTTGTACTTAATTCCATTTTTGTCTAAAACCTTTCTAAGATTTTCAGTCGACTTGTTTTCAATTTGAAAAATTTCAGTAAGCTCCTTAATAGTCTTACTTCCCTTGTACTTTTCAATTTCTTCCAAGTCCCACTTTCTTAAATCACTTACAAACATCTTCCATTCCTCACTTTTTACTTAACCACTGCCTTTAGAAAAGCTTTTATATCTTTTACTCATATCTTCTTTAATCCTTTTTGCCCTGTAATTTTTAACATTGTCAAAAACCATAATGTATCCCTTTGCCCTTTCTCCAAGCCTACCAGCAATAGCTTCGTCAATAGAAAGTAGTTCCTTTAAGTTGTATTCGCTGGTAATTATAGTTTTCAAACGCTTAGAATACCTGTAATCTAAAATTTCAAAAACCAACTGTTTTTCAGTTTCATACCTTTTGTCCATATTTTTGAATAAATCGTCTATATATAAATTTGAAATATTCTTATACTTTCCAATAAACTTTTCTCTTTCCTCCAAACTAAGAGTCAAACCCTTTAACCTTTGAACAAGTTCCCTGTAACGAACATATAAAATAGGCTTTTTGTAAATATTAAGTAGCTTTTCACATACAGCCGTTGCCAAATGTGTCTTTCCAGTTCCAGACTTTCCAAGTAGAAGTAAGTTTTTAGCTAAACTGTCAGAAACAAAACTTTTACACATACTTTTCGCAAAAATAAGTTCATCAGAATAAGCGTTAAAATTTTCAAAAGTACATTCTTCAAACTTTTCTTTAAGTCCTGAACTTTCAATAATCTTTTTGTAATACTCCTGTTTAGTACAGTCACAAGGACCGACAATCTCTAAAAGTCCAAGACTATTTCTTTTAGTTATAACCCTTTTACCGTTACAAATCGGACAATCACTTGAATTAGCCCCTTCCTTTAAATTTCTTTTAAGATCTTCTAAAAGCCTAGAAACATTACTCAACACCACACCTACAAATCCAAAAACTTCCAGTCATCACTATTAACACCCTTCTTACTTTCAACATTCTTTAGTGGAAAAAACCCAGTCCAACCCCTTTCAATAGTTTGGTTAACAATAGCAATCTTTTCAGCGTCACTTTCAGAAAGTTTGCTTAAAGTCTTTAAATTAAGCTTTAACCCTTGAACTGTAAATTTTCCCTTACCACTTTTTCTATATTCAACAAAATCTTCCAAGCTACTTTTTAGTAAAGAATTTTCAGAGTAGTTTTCAATTAAAGAAACAAAAGTATCACTTTCTTTTTTATCTTTTTCTTTTTGTTTACTTAGTATAGTAATATTACTTTTATTAATGTCCTCACAACTACCCTCACTACTAAATCCAAAACTATCCTCACAACTACCTAATGAACTAGCTTCAGAAAAATCTTCTTTCTCATAACCAAAAGCCTTTAAAAGATTAAACTCCAAAATATAAGTTCCACAAAACTTTCTATTTGAAGGCTTTTTGTACTCGAAAAAACCTAAATCCTGTAATTTACTTCTAGTACGCCTCAAAGTTTCCTCACTTTTAAACCCGCCTCTGTAAATTAACTCGGTATTAGTCATAGTAAACTCCCTAGTCCAGTGAAGCTCATTAGACTTTTGCCATAACGACATCAAAAAACAAAAAGCAGACTGCCCAACCTTTTCAATACCTCCAACAGCGTTAAACTGTCTTAACAAACCATACAAATCCATAAAACACCTTCTATTTTTCTTCTAAAATTCTATTTCCTCTTTAAACTCAGCCTTAACAACAGACATTTCAAACTCATACTTAATAGTTTTCTCCCAGTCGTCGTCTAAAAAAGCATTGTAAACATAAGCCCTTGGTTCAAAATCCCTTGGAGAAGTACAGTCAATTTCCAATAGCCTTTCGTTAACATACTCCCTAACCTCATCTTTATCTCTTAAAATTACAAATAAACTTTCCCTTTCGTCAATTAACACAACCATAAAAACTCCTTACACCTCTTGAAAATTAAGAACCCCCTAAAAACCAATCTTTAGCCTATCCATAGAAAAACCTCAAAATAAGAGAGTGTAAAAAAGAAACCAAAAACATAATCACAACAACAGAAACAGCCCAAGTAATGCACCAGCAAATAAACTGAAAATAATTTCTTATTTGTTTTCTGTTTTTTCTCTTAAACTCTTCAAATAAACTTCTTAAAACCATAAAACCCTCCAAAATATTTACCAAGACTTTTAAGTAAATACATAAAACTTACATAATTCCTTCTTTAGCTAATCAAATTAAACTTTTAACCCATCAAAGTTCAATATTCCGCAACTAAAGTAGTGTATTCTTGAACTTATTTACCAAAAAAAATTTCCTCAATACTACTATTTAAAATATTAGCAATAGCCTTAGCCTTGTCCAAACTAATAGACACATGTCCATTCTCTAACATAGAATAGCCACTTTTTCCATTATAACCTAGTTTTTTAGCCATTTCTTCTTGAGAAATACCAAGTTCAACCCTTTTCTTTTTTAGCCTTTTGGTCGAAACTACATCCACATAAACACCTCCAAATTACAAAAACTTAATTCAAGTTTCTTGTACTTTATTGGTAGTATAATACAAGTTATTTGAACTGTCAATAATTTTATTCAAGCAACTTGAAATTATTTTACAAAAGTTCAAAATTACTGTACAATATATACATAACGAGAAAGGAAATTAGCTATGACAATAGGAGATAAAATCAAAACTCTTAGAAAAGAGCATAACCTAACCCAAACAGAATTAGGTAAAATATTAGGAATAGAAAAATCAACAGTTTCTATGTACGAAAATAATAGAAGCACTCCTAACGACGACATAAAAATTAAAATAGCTAAATATTTTAATATCTCAGTTGACTATCTAATAGGCTTTTCAGACATAAGAAACCCCTATGAACTTTTAGAAAAAGAAATAGATCCACTAACGGCTAATATAGACATGGCAGCACATAGAGAAAGCAAAGAAGACTTCTCGAAAGAAGAAATAGAAGAACTAAGAGAGCTAATGAAAATAGCTAGAGAAAATAAAAACAAAAAATAGTGTTGGGAGTGAATTATGAGAAAAAAAGTATTAATATTGTGTTTAGCAACTATGTTGATTTTTACTGCATGTAGTAAAAAAGAAAACAGTAAAGAAACAAAACAGCCAACTAAAGAAACAGAACAATCAACGGAGTCAACAGAAAAACTAACTCTTACTGATATTGAATATTTTAATGAAATTATGTCTCCAATAAACGATAACAAAGATAGTGTGCTGTCAGCAACTTATGATGAATCTTCAAAAACACTTATTATCAAAGAAAAAGATAATTTTGATGTAGAAGTAACTGATGAATTTAAAAATGCAATAGTAGACGTATCCAATGTTGTACTTGAAAGCATTGGAAATGGATATACAGTACAATTCGTAAATAAAAATGATGAAGTTTTAATAGAAATTATTGATGGTAACTTAACTAAAGAAGTTGAAACTACAAAATCAAATTAATATATAATATGAAAAATTCTCTATTTAAAAAATAAAATTTAAATATATTAAAAAATATAGTATAATGGAATAACCAAAACAAAATAATTAATATATAGCTTGTTAATAACAAGCTATATATTTTTAGCTAAATAAAGAACATACGTTCTGGAATAGGAGGAAATTGTGAAATTTATAAACGAAAACTATACTATAAAATTACAAATAACAACTATTAAAGAAGGTGCTAAATGGGATTAGTTTACGAAAGCTTAATAAGTCAGTTCTCAAAAGAAGTTCATATAATAGAAAAACCATTACTAAAAGCAAAAGGTTACTATATAGACGGAACTATATTTATAAACTCAAAAATCACAGAAAAAGAAAAAATAGAAACACTATTAGAAGAATGGGGACATTATAAAACAACAAAGGGAAATATACTAGAGCAAAAATGTGTTTGTAACTCAAAACAAGAACAGCAAGCAATGGACTATGCTGTAAAAAAATTTATACCTGTAAAAGAAATAAGAAAAGCCTTTGACAGAGCCTCAATAGAAAAGAACGATTATGAAATAGCAGAAAACCTAAACATAACTACCTATATGTTAAAAGAAGCCTACAAATACTATATGAGAAAAAAAAGAAAATAAACTTTACTTAATATATATTAAAATAATGAGGAAATAATGAAACAACATTTTACAGCTACAGGAATAGTCTTTAATGAAAATAATGAAATATTAATGGTACACCATAAAAAACTAGGAGTTTGGCTAGTACCTGGAGGGTATATATAAGAAAATGAACTACCAACAACTGCTGCATTAAGAGAAATTTATGAAGAAACAGGAGTAAAAGCCATTTTATATAAGAAAAAAAGAAACCATAAATGCAGGTTGGTTTAATCTTTTTGAAATAGAAAAACTAAAAACCTATCCTAATGTTGTAGAAGTAATAAAAGTGTCCCTAAAAGAAATATCAAAATAATTTCAAATAAAAAACCAAGTATTTCAAATAACAATTAGAAATACTTGGTCGTTTATACAATTATTTATTCTTTATTTTCATCTTCTTCAATCTTTTTTCCCCTAAAAATTCTATCTATTATTAAAAATAGCACTACAAAAAATCCACCTGATACAAATAAACTAATAACATCATTTTTTATGTAAATGTCAATAATATCATCAAATTTTGAAGTAACAAAAAAGAATAACAATATAGTTATTATATATAACACAGTTTTTAATTTCATCTATATCTCCTATAAATATTAATAATTTCTAATTTTAAATACATATTAATAATAACATATATAATATCTTTTGCTATCATAAAATTAACTAACCCAATTTTATACCATCTTTGAAAAATTCATCAAAAATATTTAATATAGCCTTTCTAGTAGAAGTTAAAGTATATAGCAATAATAAAGTTTTAGAAATTAAAACACCAGCTTCATAAAATCTAAATAAAAAAGTTTCTTCAAACTCTAATAAAAAATATGTACATATAATAATTATTAATAATTGTAGCACTATATTAAGTCTATTTTTCGTTAACATTTCTACTATCCTTCATAAATTTTATAAATCTGTCTTTGTATAATAGAAAATTATAATAATCTAAATAAAAATAGGTAAGACTGAAAACACAGTCGCTAAAACAAATATTATAAAAGTCATATAGTCTCTTTCACTTTTTTCTTTAATATGTTCTTTTTTATATACTCCAACAGCAATACCTGAAAAAATCAAGCTATTACCTACTGAATTTAAAATACCGTCTCCTTTAAAAATAAAATTAACAATAATAAATATTAATCCTAAAAAACTAAAAATAAGATATATTTTGCTTTCCTTTTTTAATCTTTGAATCATTAACTTACTCCTAAAAATAATATTTTAAAAAACACAATTCTATCTTGAAATTCATTAATATAAGAGCTATTGTAAGTAAAATTTAAATATATGTACTATGATTACTACCACAACAAGCCTGTTTCTATAACGAACACAACAAATATAGAAATTAATAAAGAAAGGCAAATAAACATATTAGCTATAAATATAAATGTGCTAAAAATATCGTATTTTACCTTGAAAAATGCAACATTTACTATATTAATTACCACCGAAATAATTACCTTTACCCTAATTGGAATAAAAGCCATAGCTTCACCAGTATTTGGAGAAACAAGCAAAAATATTTCAAATATAAAAGATAAAATCATATACACATTTAGTAACAAAATAAAGTTTTGTATTCTATTGTCAGTCTTGATATTCTCAAAAAAACTTTTCATAATTCCCTCTTTTTTATTCTTCAAAAATAATTCCAAAATCCTTCTAAAAAATATATAAACCTTCTCTATAAATTAATACAATTTAGAAACCACTTTTGTTACAAAAATACATAAAAATTTAAAATTAAGTTATATATTTATACTAAATGTAAAATACTTGCACTTTACATTTTACTACCATATAGTTGAATCTTCAATCCTGTACTCTATATTCTAAAAAAGAGAAGTGAATTAAATTCACTTCTCTTTTTCTTATTCGAATACTCTATTCTAATCAATATAAAATTAAAAGGGATTACTTACAAAAAACTATTTATCTTCTTTATCTAAAACATCAACAATATCTACCACTACCCTCTTGAAAGATATTAATATGTAAAGAATCAATAAAGTTTTTGATATTACAAATCCATCTATTGCTAAACTATAATGCGCAAAAGCAAAAAAGTCACCGAAAGTTAACAAAATAAATATACATACTAAAATAGTAATTATTTGTACTACTATACTTACAATATCTCTCTTTTTCATTTTAATACCTCAATAATTTATATTCTCCTGAACCTTTTATCGGGATTTTTACAGTATATTTGTTTGTAGACCTAACAAGTCCACTCCAGCCACTTCTTACACGTCTAGTTCCTGTTTCTACATTATACTTAACTCTAAATCCAATATACCAAGTTCCTTTATTTTTAGTTGATAGTGAATACCCCACTTTAGATTTTTGAGTAACATTTGACCCTATACTTAACCCTGCTACACTTCCTGTTACACTCATAGAAATGCTAATTTCATCTGAAACTGATATCGTTCCTACCTCTCCTTCTCGTGCAACAGTTAAATTTTTAGAAACTCTTTTCCATGATCCATACTCTGTATATTTCTTTACATTAATTTTGTCTATTACATCTCCCATTCTAGGTTGAATCTCTGTTTCTTCTAGCTCACTAGCTCTTACAACGTTCGCTGATAAAACTAGCATCGTCATTACTAAAATACTGCATATGAATTTTCTACAAATCTTTTTCATATTGTCCTCTTTATTCAATTTTAAATTATTTGAAATTTATAATATTTAATCAAATAATCCCTCTTATAAATTATTACAAATAAATAGCTTCTTTTGTTACAGAAATATAAATAAATTTTAAACTACACAATAATTTTATGTTAAATATAAAATACTAGCACTTTACATATTTCTTTTACTACTATTCTCTAAAGTCTAATCTTAAAACTTAAGCTTTCTAATCTTTATATTCTAAATACTCTTCTAGCCCTTATTTATCTTTAGACCCTTTTAATATTTTTCTTATTAAAAATAGTCCCCCAACATAAAAAACTAACTCAATAATAATAACAATATAAGTATTTTCCATATAATAAGAAATAAATTTATCAAGACTCAACACTAAAATAAGAACTACTATTGAAAAAATAAGATGCAAAATATCTTTAAATGTCATAACCTCTTTGAAGTTCATACAAATCTCCTATCTGTAAACTAAATTATCTAATATAAAATCATTAATACTATTTTTCTTTCTCATCATTACTATATTTTCCTCTTTTAAAAATTCTATCTAAAAAATAAAATCCTCCCGTCAACAAGAACATATAAATAATTGAGCCAATAATACCATTTTTTATATAAGCATAAATAAAATCATCAACCTTAAACATAACTAAAAACAGTAAAATTAAAGAAATAAAATATAATACACTTCTAAATTTCATACTACCTCTTCTTTCTAATCATCGTCCCATTTACGTTTCAAAAAATATACACCTATAGTCAATAACACTGCAGTTATAATAATAAAATCCATAAATACGCCTAAAATATCTCAACTATTAACACAACTAATCTAGCAATTAAAAGAGCTATTAACACGAACATATTTATCATAAAAACTAAAGTACTAAAAAACTTTTCTCTTGTTTTTAAAAATAATAAATCCAATATATTAATTATAATCGATGCTATTACCCAAATATTACTAGGAATGACCAACTTAGAAATATAACGATATATAGGATTATATGAAAATAAAATTTGGGCAAAGGATACTAATACATAAAGATTCAAAATTAAAAGTATAATTTGAATAACCTTATTATTTTTTGCTTTATTAAGTTTTTCTTTCAATACTACTTTATTATTTTTTAACATTATATTACCTCAACTATTTAAATATTTGTTAATTCAATAAATACTGTTATATCAATAATTAAAAACCCTCACAAATAAATACAAAACAAAATCTACTTTTGTTACAAAAAATCTTTAAATTCACAAAAACTATACTTATTCTCAACCCATTCTTTAACATTAAGTTTCGTTATTATCTTTTTTGTCCTTAAAAATTATATCAATACTAAAAAATCCAACCGCAAGAAAAGTAGTATCTAGTAAAAATCTAACAGCACTATTTTCTATAGTATCATGAAGAAACTCCCTAACTACATCTATTAAAAAGAAAAATATTAGTATGTAAATAACCTTCAAAAAAAATCTAAGCTTCAC